CTGACCGCATTCCGATTTGCCCGAGCGGATACACCATTACCGTGATGTATGACGGTTATTTAGTTTTGCACTAACTAAACGGAATTTGTTTAAGTCTGCAATTCATATTATACCAAGCAAATTCCGTTAAGTCAAGTGGTTTTTGAGAAAATCTTAAACTTTTTTGCTTTATTTATCTTGACAAACATTAACTGTATATGCTATGATAATTTTATCATCATAGATTGGAGAAGATTTTTATGGCAATCGGTGAAAGAATACGCTTTTTTAGAAATTTAAGAGGTATGACTCAAAAACATCTCGGTATGCAGGTTGGTTTTCCTGAGAAGACTGCCGATATTCGTATGGCGCAGTATGAAAGCGGTTCAAGAACGCCTAAAGCTGATTTAACAAACAATCTCGCAGAGGTGTTCGGTATATCTGCTCAAGCGCTTACTGTTCCCGATATTGACAGCGACCTTGGGCTTATGCATACATTGTTTACGCTTGAAGACCTTTACGGTATGAGAGCCGAAAATGTAAACGGAGAAGTACATTTATGCTTTGATGAAAACAAGCCGACAGCAAGCAAGTCTGTATTTGCAATGCTCGCTGCTTGGGCAGAGCAAGCCGAAAAATACAGAAACGGTGAAATCACCAAAGAGCAGTATGACGAGTGGCGTTATACCTATCCTGAGCTTGATACCACACAAACTTGGGCGAAAGTACCCTCGCAGGAACTCAACGATGCAATGGTCGAAGCGTTCAAAGACAAACTCAAAAATATGTAATTGGGCAAAACAAAAAGAGCTAACAGACACAGAAATCTGTTAGCTCTTTATTTATGAATAATTTTCAGATGTTGTCAAAATGTTGTCACAGAGGACTTTAGCCTTTCAAAAACCCAGTAGCTATGCGGGTTTGCGGCGTTTTGACTACTATTCCCACTCCGAGACGTGACCTTAATCAGAGCTATTATAGCTTGCTTTTGGTGTCATTATTATCACTATTCTCATATTTTTCATTATGATTTGTGGGCTGTCAAAATAAATAGTACGCTTTTAGTACGCTCGTTCTCTGTTATCGTTTGAATAAAATCTTTCATCAAAGAATGTTTTAGGAACTCTTCCTGATACGGTTATATAACCACCACGTTTAAGTTCATCATTAAGTCTATGTATAATTCTATATGCTGTTGTTTTTGAAATGCACAACACCTTTGATACATCATCTGCTGTATAAAATATTTTCTTTGTCATAGTCGCCCTCCTAATTTACGCCCGTGCTACCAAATCCGCCGTCGCCTCTTTCAGTATCTTCAAGTGAATTAACTTCGTTAAATTCGATAGGGAGGTATGGCATAATAACAATCTGAGCAATTCTCTCGCCGGAAGTGATTACCTGTTCTGAGTCACTATCATTCCGTAACGCTACAATAATTTCGCCACGGTAATCCGAATCGATAACACCTACGCAGTTTGCCGGTCGTAATCCTCGTTTGGTTGCCATTCCGCTCCTTGCAAAAATTGCACCGAAGTATCCTTTTGGAATTTCCATAGCAAGTCCTGTATGAATTTTCATAGTACCCTGCGGTTTAATAACATTCGTTTCCACAAGAGCGTCATTGTCCACACAACCAGCGTATAAGTCATAGCCTGCTGCGTATTCGGAGCCGTGCGTAGGTATGATAGCATTATCATTTAATTTCTTTATGTTAATTTTCAAAGTCATCTCTCCTTACAAATTAAAATCGTGGTCTTGTATTATTAAGAAATATGTATGTGATAAAAATAATAAGTAATATTGTTATCAAGTAAGCACTCATTTGTCTGATACCTCAATTCCATATTCAAGTAGCTGGCTATAAATATCCTCAACAATCTTGTCGTATGCTGATAAACTTCCTCTGCGGTTCTCATATTGGATATCATATTTTGCAAGCATATCTTTAATCTTTTCAGCGAGGTAGTCGCTTTCCTTTTCGGTTTGAAGCCTACCCTTTGGATTGTATGGCTTATCCCGCTCTATAAAGTAATTGACAGAATTGTATGACTTAAATATCTTAGCAACTAAGTCATTGAATTCTTCTCCCAGCAAATCAGATTTATTGTACAACGCCGATAAAAGCAGTGGACTATCTGTTACTATCACGTCTACCTTATTAGCACATCGACTGATTCTAAAATGCTGTTTACCAAACACATAAGTTTGATTACTTAAAACCTCTGTATTATTTTCCCACACTTTATCTTTAGCAAATTCCGTTACAAGCTCGGCATTTACACCGAGCATTTTTAATTTTGAAAATATGTATGCAGCACCTGTAGATTTGCCCGCACCGGGCGCTCCGAACAAATTGATTATCAACATATCAATCCACCTCCGCAATATACAGTCCGCAGTGGCACTCTCCTGTTTCTCCTCTTTCTATTTGAGTACGAAACTCTTTACACATACATTTCGTATCCTCGCTTTTATCAATGCGACACGGGCAGTATCCGCCGTTGTCTTTAAGTTTCGTTCTTATTTTCTGAGCATATTCCTTATCAGGGTTTTGTTTAATCGTCATTAGCATCGGACTCCTTCTTATTTCTTAATTCATTGAGATATTCAGAAAGGGCGTCGTATTCTTCTTCCGTGATGTCTTCCATAAAAATCAAATCATTTTTTCTTATATATCCACATTGCTTTAAGAATACATTGAGCTGTTCTCCGATTACATCTATTTCTCTTTCTCCGATTTCACAACAAATATCTACACGAGATTCATTGATATAATCGTTTCCGAACTCATCTGTTAGTTCAAATCTAATTCTGAATTTCTGAGCTTCGCTCATATATTTACCTTCTTTCATTATACTGTTATATTTAAGTATTCGAATAGTTCTTCCTGTGTTGCCGGAATGAATTCGCTAACTCGCTGGCTAACAATCTGTATATCGCAATCCATCGGAATTATCATACATTTATTATCAGGGAAGCAAAAATCAAACGCCTCCATCACGCCTTTGGCATAGCTGATGTCATACTTTTCCATAGGTATTTTTATTATAAACACATCATCAGGAGCTATGCTTGACTGCGGAATTTTTGATACATCTAAATTTACCGTCATAGCTACCAATCACCTCTTTAAGTTAGCTTATTCGCTCCGCGTACTGGTTGTCTGATGCAAGACGCACGCCCAGCACATCATCAAATTTACCCGGGTTGTCTGGAACAAACCGTCCAAATTTAATAATTATATTATCAAAATCTTTGAGCTTCTCAATCTGTTCTGCAATTTCTTCCTTGTTGTATCCCGTATAAATCAATACCGTGTCATCGCAGTTATAATCCTTGCGAAGCTTTTCAATAAAGTTATATACTTGGTCGAACTGCTCAAACGGCTCGAGTCCTGCAAAACAGATTGTCGTTGTAATACTGTTTGACAAGTATCTTTCGATTATCCCTTCGTCCACCATAGCGATGGTGGCGGTACCCCGCCACGCATCATTCAGGCAAACGGACAACGGGATACCTGCTTCTTTGCAGCACTTGCCATTGCAGAACGCAGTCGCAATATACATACAAGGTTCTTTGTACTGTACGAAATCTTCGTCCACTATTGTCCTTACAATCATTTTATAACTCCTTTACTCATTCAACATTTCGGCATACTCATACCATTTTCTTGTATTAAACTCTCTAAACCTATCCTTGGAGTATGAACGTGTCGGGACAAGATATCCTACGATACGCTGATATGTATCGTAAACCGGTTCTCCGCAAGTAGGACATATATCTGTCCCCACAAATCCGTGATGATTTTTGCACTCGTTTATTCTTGTATTGAAAGCAAAGTATATAACACCGGACTGTGCAATTTTATTGAGCATATCCCAAGCCACATCAGTATTCGGGAAGTTCGCCTCAAGGTTAATATGTGCAATGCTACCGCCACTACATTTCTCGTCAAGGACAGCGCTCAGACGAAGTTTCTCTTTAATGGTGCATTTTTCAGAAAGAGGAATCCACTGATTAGAATAGATAAACTTTTCATCACGGTCATAAAGTTGATTATCTTTCTGGCAGAGAATAACCGCGGCTCTTTCCGCTGGTACACTTTCAATGTTGAATGAATATTCTTCGGTGAATGTATCCTTGACTTCGTTGAGCACCTCAAAAATCTTACAAGCAAACTCAATGCCCTTATCTGTATAAGATGTATATCCGAACTCATCTTTTTCAGTGTAACCAAAAGCCTCAATCACTTCGTACAGACCGAGTATACCCATTGTGCAATACTGCTTATCCATTTCGACTGCGCCATCCTGATAATTAGGAAGCAGTCCTTTTTCGACATTCCTCTTAATGATATGTCTTACCACATCGAGCGTTTTACAACAGAGTGTGGCACGTTTTTTGAGCAAGGAAAGATATTTCTTTTCATCACATTCTGTTTCAAGTGCAATACGCATAAGGTTAATTGTGTTTACTTTAACGGAACCGATTGACAAAGCAGTACCACCAATGGAATTTATAAACGCATTAAGTTTCGATGTATCTGAAAGAAGTCTGCAACAGTTGCTTAATGTCGTAACATCTCCGCTGATAAAGAAGTTACTGTCATTCCAAGTTGTATTATGGTCAGAACACCAACGAGCGAAATCTTCGTCTACAAACTTACCGTCTTTGTATAACAAACTGTAGGTTAGTACAGGGAATGTAAACATATTTTCACTACGGATTTGAGATACCACTTCCATAAAGATTTTCTGATGTTCTATAAGCTCCTCAACACAGTCAATTACATAGGAACCGTCAGGATATTTCACACCACCAAACAGTGATTCTATATAGTTCCTATCAAAGATTGATACGTTAACAAATGCGGTTTGGTCAATCCTCATAAACGGTTGGTTCAATCTGTAAATCAGCTTTTGGAACGACTGCCTAATATAATACTCTGGGTCTTTAATTAAGAACCCACTCTCGCAATCCTTTTTCCAAAAGTAATAAGTCCAGACTAATACATTTGGAATACCTACCGCCCCGGAACTTCTGTTGCTCATATAACTTATGTATTCAATGACGTCATCAATAAAAGTTGTAAGATGTTTTGGTGGTTGATTATTATAATTTTTGAGAAAGAACAGTCCTTCCTCAGCAAGACGAGTTAAGTCATAAGCGTAACAGTACGGAAGATATGTTGTGCTCGAGGCATCGTGTAAATAGAAAGCTCCGCTATGCTCACATTCAAGCCACTCTTTAGCTGTTCTTAAATTGTATTTCTTTTTTATCTCATAGAAGATTTTATTAAAGGCAAAAAGTTTATCAAGAGATTTGCCCTTCTCGTTAATAAGGCTTCTGATGTCCTTATTGGAAGCGTTTGCATTTGCATCAATCGTCACATCGGCAACATTCTTGTCTACGAAACTGTCTATGAAATCTGAAAAGTTCAGTTGTGTTTCGTGAAAACCATTGAGATACTCAAAGTCTTCACCGTATTTCTCATTCATAACAAGCATTGCTTTTTCAAAGTCTTTGTTCATTTTTAATGGAATGTTCATTTACTCGTCTCCTTATCTGTTATTTACCCATTCAACTGCTTTTTTGAATTCATACAAATTCCCGTTAACGCTTAATACAGGAACTTGCATAATACCTAAAGCAGTCATTTCATCAACCGAGTTGTTTTCTGTAAAAGGAACTGCTTTGTCCGTAAGCTTGCTCTTTAATACATCACAACGCGGGCAGCCGGTTGAATATAAAATAACGCTATCCTGCATAGTGTCACCCCCCCCTTAAAGATGGTTTGCGATATAGTTTATTGCAAAATAAACTTCTGCCCAGTTATAAACACGAGTTATGCAGTGTAACTCCGTGTCAAAACTCTGGTTATGTGGTGCGTCGTATAATAACTTGATATAATCTCCACCAACTAAATTGTGAGGGGCGTCGTCTACCATAACATCACCCTTAATTAGTTGCTTCTGCGACGCAAAGATTACATCGTGTGAGCTAATGTACGGGAAATACTTTGAAAGTACATATTCCCATTTTGGATTTACTGTGCCGGGATGAGATGAAGTAACGATTATAACCTTATGTCCGTCTTCAATTATCTTTTTGACATACTCAACGGCACCCGGAAGAGGAGTGACCCTCTTCCAAAGGTTTTCATCGAACAACGGTTCAAATACTTTTACCGGTGAAATTGTTGGGAACGCTTTTGTCATATCCCATTCCTTAATGTCCGACAGTAAAACAGAAGTACCATACTTTTCATTCAAGAAATTAACCCACACCTCACAGAGATTTTCGATTGTGTCATCTGCATCAATAAGAACCGTTAGCCTTTTCATCAAATCACTCCTCAATTTCGTCTGCACACTGGCTTATCCAGCCACGGTGGTTAATTGTTAAGTTACATAATGCCGCTCGCTCTTGCGGTTCAAAATGTTTTATGTATTTCATAAAGCCACTTTCTCTTGGGTGCTCTAAGTCACACTGTAATTCGTGACCAATGACAATAACTTTAACTTTTGTACCAATTCTTGTGAGAGTTTTCTTCAACTGCGCTACTGTATAGTTCTGAGCTTCATCAATAATCACAACAGTATTGTCAAGATTTGTACCTCTTAAGAATGTATCAGTAATGCAAGTTATAAATCCTGTACCATTCTTTTGATTTACCATACTCTCATCATTGATAGCAGTAATCGGGTTTATACCACAAGTTATCAAGGCTTGATAAAAAGCTTCAAAGTACACGGAACTTTTTTCTGTGATTGTGCCGGGTAACCACCCTTGCTTTCTCTCTCCGTATGGAGACATAATGTATACAAGGTTACTGAACATTCCATACTGTATAAGCAGATTTGCAACCCCCGTAGCAATAGTTGTTTTACCTGTACCGGCTCTCGCATTACAGAAGACAATATCAATGTCTGGGCTCCAGATAGCGTTTGCAAACTTTTGTTGTTCTTCATCTAACCGAAGCCCGTAGAAAGGATGCCCGTCAAGAGACTCGGGTGGTTCACCGTAAAATTCAGGAATAGATTTCTTCTTGTTCGCCATAGAGCCTCCTTAAATTACCTCATTGATATCGCAATCTTCGCCAATGATATAATCGACAAATCCTTTTTCTTTTGCTTCGTCCGCAAATAAATACCATTCAACGCGAAGCTTGCTGTCGTATTCCTCGTCAGTTACTGTGCTTCTGGACAAAACATACTTCTTAATTCGGCTTTCAATCTTTCTGTTAAAGTCCATTCTGTCTTGAGCTTTCATGCCGGAGTCCCAAACAAAATTGGAACCATCGTGCATAAGGAATTTTGCATTCGCTGATGCGTATCTCTTATGTCCTGCGAGACCGATTAGGAAACCCATACTGTATTGATAACCGAGGTTGATAGTATACACAGGAGTTTTGCTATTCACAATCACATCAATAAGCTCAAACCCAGCCCCAACTTCACCGCCGTTAGATGTAACATAAAGCAGAATTGGCTGTCTGTTTTCAGGAGCAACATTTTTGTCCTCTTTGTTGAATTGCATAATATGCTTAACGATATCTGCAACGGTGAACTGGTCAATTTCCGAATTCAGGAAAAGCTTTCGTTGCTTTAAATCCTTTAAATAAAACAATTCATCAATCAGTCCGCCCTCAATAAGAGACTTTTCAATCGACACCTCAATGTCATAGTAACCTTTACGCTGCATATAAACACTCCTTAATCCATTTAATAATATTTTCTTCCAACTCACCAAGCGTACCGTCATTATAAATGAAGTAGTCTGGTTCCACATTATCTAACGCTATTTCCGATGGATGCTGTTGTTGCTCTTCGGTGAGAGGGCTTTTAAAATTGTTACGAACAACTCTAAGATGAACCGTATCAAAGCCGTTCTCAACCATAGTTGTTACTTCGTTAGGGAATCTGCAATCGGGAATGATAACATACTCCCAGTTTTCGTGGAAATACTTTAATAACATAGATACGAAGTCCACCCATAATGTTGGGTTCTGTTTTCTAATAACATCAGTCCCTACGTACTGTAACATCTGTCTGCCTCTCGCGTCCTTGTTACCGTCCCAACCAAAATAATTGGTGCAGATATACTTGAGCAGGTCAGCGTAGTGTGTAACAAGAACTCTTTTACCGTCATTAACAAGTGCTTTATGCAAAAAATCTGCAACAGTGTCCTTGCCATTCTGAGCTTTACCTGAGATTAAAATAACTTTCATTGTTCAACCACCTCATCTATAAACACGAACTCTTGTGCGTATGGCAGTGTTCGAGCCCAAGCTATAAAATTAGGAACCTGTGCATTATCTGCACCAGACCATTCATTAAGTTTATGAAATCTTCTCTGCCCCTTGCTGCACATAGCCAACAGGTTTTCATAATTCATTGTTACTGTACGAGTCTGCAACCAGCTCTCAGGGAGCCAACGAATGAGTTCTTTCCAACATTTTTTATCTTTAGTTTCGAGATATTTTTGTCGCAGCTTTTCCAACGGCTGGATTAAACAAGAAACCATATCGTCAACTCTTTCGTGATATACAAGCGTTTGTTCAATCATAATATCTGGTTTATAATCATCTGTTTCAAAACAATCGATTGTTATTGGAGTAGTAGCGAGTTTGTACATAGTGCTTGTACTATTCTCGACTGTCCCCACTTTGTATGTGTCAAATTCTTTCCACCAATAAAGTGGAGCTGTAATATCAACTGATACGAATATCTGTCTCATAAACTTCCTGTGTTCACTGCCGGCGCGAATAAGTTTCTGTGCAAGTTTCATATCATTTTTGCCTATAATAAAATTTTTACGTCCAAAGCAGCAATAAAAAGGTTTTACATATGGGCAACTATCTACATTTTCTGCGGTGCAATTTGTACAATTTACACTATCGTTTCTATCCCAACTATTTTTAGGGTTTCTCATACCTCGCAAAGCATGTTCAAAGCCCCATACTTCTGTGTGTTCAAATTTCAAAGTTGCTCGCCTCCTTGTAAAAATTATCTTTCGATGATAGGATTGATTTCGCAGTCATCAATCAGAGCATCCATACAAGAACAGCACAAATCTAATTCGAGCGTCGAACCATCGTGTTTCGTACCGTAGCCGAGGTCTCCGTAAATATGAAAGTGTTCCTGCATATCCCATCTGTCAAATGGTTTCCCGCATTTATTGCAAACATATTGTCTTGCCATTATAACCACTCCTTTTTGTGTGTGAAACTAAGATTTTATATACATTCAGTTGTTGTGCCGCAACTACTTTTTGAGGCAATTTTGAACTCGTTTAAGAAGTTATCAAGTTCTCTCGTGTCGCCCACATTTTCAAATGGGTCAGTATTGAATACTTTGCAAAAAGTAGCATTGCAAGAATCTACATAACGTGTAACGACCATACTTCTTAATACGTCTTTTGTTTCATCGTCTATTGAATCATCAAACAATATTGCGTCGCACCGATTCCCTCTTGCAGTAGTGCTCGCTAAAACCAAATGAATGATACTTCCGTTTGTAAACTCTATCGTACCAGAGAAAGAGTTCTGTTTAATAATATAAACTCCCGGGATGCTTGCGTATCTATTCAAGCTACCAATTTCTTCTACGAAATCCCTAAGTGTTACTCTTAAATTAAATACTATCAGTCCGCGATACCCGTAATTGTCGTTGCATTTCTCTAACATCCTTACAAAAGATTCTGAGTTTAATATATCCACTTACGTCACCTCATTCAATGCAGTATTTCTGGATACTTGTATAGATATCATTCTCTGACTCGCAGTACAAAGACTTCCACTCCACAGTAGCCATAGCACCTAACAAGCTTTTACCATTAACGCAGAAACCATTTCCGTCAATCAACCTTACCGTTCCGCTTTCTTCCGTAGCAATACGAACAAAGTCCATAATGTCTGCGGTGGTAATTAGTTCAATTTTATGTTTGAACATTATTATCACGCTCCTTAATAAATCTTGTTATATCCTGTTAGTCTGTAATACTGACCGTTCTTTTCAAAGCTCTTACAATAAATGATGTCGCCTTTCTTAATAGGGTCTTGGTCATATATCTTATTAACTACAGTAAATCTACTCTCAATTCCACTACCAATGGACTTCGTTATAATTGAATAACCAAACTGTTTGTTGTCTTTCTTTCTGACCAAAGTAAACACATCTAACACATATAATTTTCTTCTGTCTTCTTCTTTGCCGGATACATATCCAACATATCCCATTACATCTACGAAGTTCCTGACCTTAAGTAAGTCGCTTAAGTCATCCATATGTATATCTTTAATCGCATCTTCGACCTCGCTCATTATAGACTTCACATCAAGCAGAGTGTAACTTTTCGCAACGCCACCTGACTTTGTAACACCTACTGAGTATTTAGATACGATTGGTTCGAGGGGCGTACCATCAACTTTATCTTTACTGATTTTCTTTGCCTGCCCTTTCTTAAATGTATCGTAGAACATTTCGGAAATTCTTATTAGTTCACGCTGATTACCAAAGTCTGAAAAGAAATCAAGCTTTATAAGTATATCAAGCTGCCTTGTGTTGATTGATGTTTTACTGTCAAGGTCTGCTAATATATCTACGAACTTTGTATATGTACGCTCGTGTGCAAGTTTGTATAATTCTTCTGCAATACCTGAGCCCATATATTTAATCGAAGTCAGTCCCTTAGCTATAATATTTTTCTCCTTGTCAAAGAAATATTCGCTCTTAGATAACCCCCACTTGGGCATTGAAATTTTAATCCCAACTTTATTTGCATAGGCTGTACCGTTCCGAATATCATCTTCGTTCGCAGCGTTATTTAAGAATGATGTGATAAACTCTATTGGGTGATAGTATCTGTAATACGCACATAAGTATCCAAGCAAGCAGTAAGCTATTGAATGGTTGTATCCGAACTGATAGCTTGCACTGTCTTCAATAACCTGTAAAAATTCTTTAGCTTCTTGCTCTGCGACTTCTCTTGGTTGCGGGGACTTTTGACAATACCCCTCAAGGATTGACGGCATCGCTTTATCGAGTCTATCCTTTTGCTTACGCCCTATCGCACGACGAATGTTATCAGCTTCGCTACCACTTAATCCGCAGATTTGTTGTAAGAATTTGATTGTATCCTCTTGGTATATAAGATAGCCGAGATTCTCTTTCAACAATTCATCGATAATCTCTGATGGGTTCTTATGTGCCTGACGAGCAAGCAACATATCTCTGTACGAAGAACCCGATGGTCTGATACAAGCAGTTACAATCGACATATCAAATATGCTTTTGGGAACAAACTTCTTCAAACTTTCAAATGCAAACGCCCCTTCAAATTGGAAAATGCCCGATGGATTTTTAATCATATCAGCCCAAACATCTTCGTCGTTCCAATCTATCTCATGAGTCTTAGGATAAGGTTTATTCATATATCCGCAAGCATCGCGAATAACCTGTACGGTTTTCAAGATAAGGAAGTCATACTTGGCAAGACCAGTAAAGTCATGTATGTTTTCCATATCCAACAGTAAGCAGTTTTCGTTGTCCTTATCAAACACCCCGAAATTATCAACCAAAGTAATAGGGCTGATTACCATTCCAGCCGGGTGTACTGACTGAGATATCTTAGTGTCAATCAAACCGTCGTAGTAATAGAATAACTCAGGGTATTTCTTCTTGGTTTTCTCAGGGTCAGAATCAAACTCGCTTTTAATTCTTGAAATATTGGGAAGCGACCAAGGGTTTGCTTTTGTGTTATCTAAGTAATAACCCTGTCCGCCATCGAGAGGATGAGTGCCTTTTCGTTCTCCTACTGTGGGATACGCCTCTGTCCAACGCATAGCTAAGGCTCTACCCACATCATCAATAACACCTTTGGATTGCATAGTTCCGAACGACGCAACTCTCGCCGTCTTGTCTTCGCCAAACCTACCTGTAATGTGTTTAAAAATTGCGGGTCTGTCAGATTCCACACAGTCAATATCAATATCACCAATCTCAAGTCTATCTTCATTACAGAATCTGGAGAAAACTGTATGCCAAGTTTCGGGGTTAAGGTCAATTATATCTGTTACATACGCAATTCTCGACCCGCCGACAGAACCTCTCGCAGTCCCTATAGCCATACCTTGTTCTTTACACCAACAGATAAGCTCTGACATTGACAACATAAAGCCGTCCATTTTAAGTTTTTGGAAAACCCTGAGCTCTTCATCAATCGCCGTCCTGAATGCTTCTCGCTGACTTTCGGGAATAACCCCTGTCTCAAGCTTTTCTGCAAACTTTCTTTCAATCGTTTCCTTAAACTTTTGTGAGTCTGCTTCTCGCGAACCATAAAGAATCGGATATTTAATTGATGTGTCGAGTTCAATCTCCTCTGTCATGTCGTACAGTTGGTTAGTATTTTCGATTGCAGATAGATATTCTTCCTGAGATAATGCACCCTGCACTCTAAACATTTCAACAAGCTCGTCATATGTTTTATATGTTAAGTCAAAAGCATCTTCATCACCATAGGACTTATGTTTTGAGGCAAGTAATATCGCTCTACACTCAGCCTTATATTTACTTGAGCTATGTGTATCGGTTCCTGCGATTAACGGCTTACCTATTTTCTTTGAAAGAGCGACAAGCCTTTTATTAAACTCAATCTGTTCCGGGTGATTGTGAGCCTGTACTTCCAAAAAGTCATACTTCTGTGCGAGTTCCATATATCTCGGATGGGTGTCTGGCAGTTTATTTAACGGAGACGCTAAACACGCACTCGTTGAAATAATATTACTGGATATATTTAAGAACTCATCAAATGTAATCCTGTTTGTGTAGTAGAAGTGGTCTTTGTCGCACGACTTGCTCACAAGAGCATTAAGTTCTTTTACGCCATCCATATTACGAGCCATTAAAACTGTGTGGTAGTTGTCACGAACTTTTTCTTCAAGCGATTCTGTTAAATAGATTTCAACTGAATGTATGTATCTTAAACCTGCTTGCTTACAAGCGTTCCATTTTTCCGTCCAGTTCAGTGGTTTACCGTGTTCTGATATGGATAATGCCTTTGAACCATTTGCGAGAGCTAAGTCAATATAATCTTGGTATTTGGTACAACTGTCAAGTAAGCTATACTCTGTATGACAGTGGTACATAATATAGTTTCCTATAACAATACACCCCCTTGTACAATTTTAACGGTATCGTAATCTCTGTTCATATAGCTTTTTAAAAACCTCCAATCCCTTATCCACCGGTGCATCCTTTTCGTCAAGCAAATCTGTTCTGTCCCAAAAGTATTCAACTGAAACATACCGTTTTAGCTTAGCTATGTTGTGGTCATCTCTCACTCTTACATCTTTGTCAAGCGCAAAAACCACTCTAACACCCAGTCTGGCAAGTATTTTCATTTGATTTGGATTGAGGTGTGATGTTAATAAAGCACCTGTGTTGTGAATGCCCCACGAATCAGCTACCAAAACCGACTTACACCCTTCAAATAAGATGACTTCTCGTTTCTCAAGTATTGATTGCATATTCTCGAACAACCCATAGATGACATCCATCTCGCCCCAACCAGAAAAATATGTATATTTACGCAACTTTTTTGCTTTGAAGTCCGGGTCGAGAGTTCTACCACCGATGTTTACGATTTGCCCGTTGATATTTCGTATCGGATATACTAATCTGTTTGAAAAACTATCATAGTAAACTTGGAATTTATCTAAGGACGCTCTTGATATTCCCTCAGCTTCCCACGCAGCAAGCTTTTCATCTTTCTTTTCATACTTTTCCATGCAATTATCAGGGTAAATTGTTATCGAAGATGCTTTTTTATGCTGCTTTGCTGGCTTAAATTTCTTGCAGACGACCGTAGCCGCTAATTTCTTTCTCGGAGCAACGGTTTCTCCGTCACAACCAATATATTTCTTCAAAATTTCTACCGCTTCTCTCGCTGAACAATGGTTGTAATACTTAACAAAGGTAAAAACATTACCACCAATACCACTGGAAAAGTCATAGAAACTATTTGTTTCTTTTCTTATCGAAAACGACGGTGTGTTTTCGTCTTTAAACGGACTCAAGCCCCAGTATTCGCCGTTCTTCTCTTCAAGTTCAACAAACTGTGATATAAATTCTACGATATCAATCATTTCAATCATTTCTTCAAGCTCCACACCGTCATCTCCTTACTTGTAAATTATTTTATTAGCTTGACAACTTAATAAGGTGCCTGTGGTATATGCTGTTTAGCTTCTTCGTAAGAAATATGATTGCCGTCAAACTTCATATCTATGTATTCACCTGCGGCGTGTTGCATTCCGTTACGATTTAATAAGATTCTGAGTTTCTTATTGCCACATTCACTGCCGTCAGCTTCTATTTCCTCTGGCGTTTTGTCCTGAAGCAGTGCGATGGTACTTGCGTTTCTTCCAATCTTAGCAGAGTCGGCAACTTTTCCGGTTGCAGTAGCCTGAGCCGCACCAATCCCACACACTCCCATATCTCCGCAGATTTGGTTCTTTACCAAGTCAACGAATCTTCCGAGTTCGGCGTAACTGTCCCACGCATCGCCGTCACTACTGCCCTTGAAGTAGTCAATAATTAAGACGTCAAGTCCCTGTGTATGCTTGACCTTTTTAACTGCGGTGTAAATGCTTTGTTGGTCAAACATTGGTATGTATAAATGTGTATATTTTCTGGTTTTCATCCACTCTTTAGCTTCTTCAATCTTGAGAGCTTCTTCTCCAGAGTAATTACCCGATGTAAGTCTCTTGTATTCGACACCCGACAGATGAGATAAAATCCTCGCGGTGTGTAATCTCGTGTTTAACTCGGAGTCGATATAAAGTACTGCTAAATCCTGTTTAAGTAAATCTATTGCACAGTTAAGCAACATCATTGATTTACCCTGTTTCGCTTCAGCAGCAAATATAAATAACTCACCGGGTTCAATCGTTGCATATTCATTCAAAGTTGGGAATTTAAAAGGTATTCCGGCGTATCCATTACTCTGTCTGGATTTAATTTCTTCCCAACAATCTTCGACAACATCTTTGTATTGTGGAATATCATTGGTAGATGAATACTCAGTCATAACATCATCAATGGTATTATAAATTTCTTGCTGTATGTTTTCTTTTACACCCTTGTAGCATAATTCCTCGCACTCTTTAAGCCTTTGAATTGTATCTCTACGAAAAGCGTAGTCTAACACATTGTCTACAAGCATTTTATATTCCTCGGGCGTTTGTCTGGCAAGCACATCACACATATCCATCAGCTCGTTAAGCCTGTCAAGTGTAAGTTCCTCTGCAAACTTTCTTGTTGCCTCTGAAGAATTTAAAAATTCGATAATGTTATACGGGTCGATTGTAGAAATTCCCTTCTTTGCAAGTCCTGTAATCGCCGTGTACACGCAAGAGTTTGTTTTCTCTGTAAAGTGTCCCGGCAGAAGATGTTCTGAATAGAATGAGAAGTCCGGGTTACGAATCAGCGTAGCAATGATGCCCGCCTCGCTATCTAAACTACAAAGTTCTTCTGTTTTCAACTTCGTCTTCGCTCCTCTCGTGCTTCAATATCATATTCACAGTGGTCGCTTACTCCACATATATAGAAACAAGAAAAGAAATCTCTGTTCGGCTCAAAGTCCTCTGTGTTTGAAATCTTTTCAATACTTTTTACTGCCCATTGTTTAGCTTCTTCGTATTTTTGTGTATCAAATTTCTCTTTTATAAATACTCCAGCCTTAAAACAATTAAAGCACAGCCACTTAGGAAGTACACCGTATTCCTGTTCAACTCCGGCGGCATACAAATATAATTGCCTAAGCATCTTGTCAAGTTCTTTATCCTTGACGGTTGGTTTTGCTCTGTTACTTCTTGGTTTTAAGTCTCTCGACTTATTGTCCACGATACATATCGAATCGTCTTCTTCGTCAAATCCAAGATAATCGATAAACCCTATGAATTCATAGTCTCCTATTTCAAACTCAACTTTCTTTTCCACATCAATCATCTTAAATGGGAATGGGGAAAAGCTCTTTAGATATTCACAGCCTGCGTTTATGTATTTTTGAACGGTACTTTCTTTCGGTCGTATTCCTCGAACTTCTTTTTTAAAATCCAACAAAAATGTTGTGAGCATATCGTTCTTCGACAATTCTCCTTTGTAATACCGTTCAAGTATCTTATGTATAAAGCTTCCGTAACTGGAGTAGAACTTATCGTTATCTTTAAATCTTTTTATGTATCTTAGAAAAAACCGGTAGGGACAATCATTAAAAGTTTCTATTCTGGAATAGCTCCAAGTCATATCATCAATCAATGGTTTGTAACTTATAATCCCCACAGACTAACTCCTCTTAAAACGGCAATCTGTCTTCGTTAACCCCTTCATCCACAGATGGCTGTGGTTCTGCCGGTGTCGAAGATGTGCTTCCGTTTTCATTCTGCGTGGTGAAGTTGTAGCATTTGAAGTTGGTATATGTTACTTTCTTATCACCATCATATTTTGTAGTTACTTCAACATCTCCGAGTTTGATGCGGTCTTTCTCTTTGAGAGCGGCTGCTTTCTTTGCCGCAGCTGTACCTACAAAAGCCACAAACCCCGAAAAGTCCTGTACATATTCATCTGTCTGTTTGTCTTTACGGCTTGTTGAGATTCTTACCTGAGTGAGCGTATCTGATTTTACCTCAACACCCCAACAAGTTGCCCAAGCATCTTTACGAAATCCCATTTCGAATCCTCCTTAATTAAATTTTTCTCTAAACTCTGTCAGTAACTTAGTCGCAAGTTCAGATTCAGTAATAGCGAAGTAATTGCTATTCTTCACATACTTACTCATAAGTTCCTTAACTGCCTCACTTTTATCGGGGTTCTTTCCTAAAAAGCTCTTGACATCTTTATCAAGTTCCTCGATAATCTGTTTTGCTATAGCCAAATCTTCTGCTGCCTCAGCCGCTCTTTGCTTGCTTCTCCAGTTATCTACATCATCATCCGGAGTTGCAATGTTAAAGAACTTCAGCAAGAAATATCTCATCGAATAAGTGAGTCCCGAACCGAACGCCTGAGAGCTATCACCCTGTTGACCGATTGTAACCCAAGGAACCTCCACTTTTTCATCAGGATTTTCATTGTTAATCCATGTGAAGACCATATCGGCTCTTACAATTATTTCATTATTGTGTTCGTCATAATACTGTTTTTGAGTTTTATCATACTTAGTTTTAAGATAATGGTATAACTCGTGTTGCATTGTTCCTTGTGTGATAGATGGGATAAGAGACAAACCATACTTATCCATAAAGCCTGTTATTTTTGCAAGAAGCTCGTCGTCTGTTACATACTTGTAATTGAAACCAGATTTGTTTTTCTGGATAACCTCAACTTGCTTACGAATCTTGGCAAGCTTCTGATAAATGTTTAATGTTTCAGCCATTTAGTACCTCCTTAATCAGTAAGTAATGCACGGAAATTCTTAACAACCTTATCGTTTTTATCTTTGGTACATTTAAGACCTTGCGCCGTTGCATCTAATTCTTTTTGATACTCGTTGATTTCAGCAATCGTCTGTTCGATACTGGAACTGGTCTGAGTGAGAGCGTCAATGATTCCAGTTACAGCAGAGACAGCCATATCGAACTGCATAGTATATGTATTAAGTGATTTCTTCTTTTGTTCAAGCATATCTTGAACCCTTTTGCGTTTCAATAGCATTTACTTTCCCTCCGATTCTAAAATATAGGTAGCAGCTTCATCAGCCACATGAACCAACCAAGCAAATGGGGACTGTTCAAATGCGTTTCCTACATTCCTTGCCGCTCCGTCTTCCCAGCTTGACATATGACACTGGATTGCAACCGCTTCCTCGGGGCTTAACTGCATAAAATGCTGAACCAAGTATACGGATTTGCTACCGTGTCCGCCGTAGCAAAATTTTTCCTTAACAGTGTAGGCATCATAACTTTCCCATTGCCCATCGCTATTCTTTCTGTTACGTTTCTCGGTGGTATACAAGTTAACTTTGCACAAATCGTGAAACAACGAACAAATAATTACCGACTCTTCGGGAACCTTAATCTCAGGATAAGCATTAAGCAGTCTCTTTAATTCGTCATAAACATTCAAAGAATGGTCAAGTAAGCCTCCGGCATACGCTCCATGAAATCTTGAACTTGCAGGCGCAGTATAAAAGTCATTATCTTCAAGCCATTGCAACAAATCACTGATACCGGGACGATTGATACTCTCACACAAAGAAATAAATCTTTCCTTATTATCCATCATCACACCTCCTTTACAATTAAAATATTTATATTATGGCACTTAGCCTCGTGGCAGCAGTAGGTTCTACCCCTACCCCAGAGAACACTAATGTTCTATATGCTTTTACTACAATATGCCGCCTTGTAAATTATTTAATTAGCTTGACTTATGTATTGAAAAGCCTGCCTACGCAGGCGATTCATTAAAATTATTTTTTGTACGCAAGTTTCCAGCGCTGATAGTCTTCTAAGTAGTCATGAACGAGTTGTCTTTTCTTTGCGTCCTGAGTGTTACGTCCACTATCTAACTTGTAAGTTTTGCCTTCAACTTGTTGTGAAACAACTGTACTAAAATCAGGTTCAATTCCCATCTGTTCGTTCTCAAAAGCTCTAAAGAAAACCCCAGAAATCCAAACCCTATAGTAACTAAGCTTAAGGTCTGTATGTCCGGCATCTCTTTTCACCTTGGAGCGCCTTGATAGTTCGACCCTCATAGCTTTCAGAGATGCCTGAGCGCTTAAACCTCGTACCACAGTATCACCGGGAGCTCTATCCTTCCAGACATCAGAGGAGTAGAGGGGGTGGTTGAAAACAAATTGAGTTAATTCAACACAGTTCTTAAATGCAGGAACAGCTTCTCTATACATAGGCACTTCTGTATCCCCATATTTAATAACCATTTTTGAAAAATCAACATCAGAACATTTCACCTTAAGAATATCATCTTCTTTTACCCCGGCATAGGCGAGCCAATAATAACATCTGTAGATGTTGTCTGTTGTTTTTCGGTCAATAGGTTCGCATATAGCGTTGAGATAATTTTCAAGATGAGCCGGACTGGCAACTGTTTGCTGTTTAATCTTTTCCAATCCGATTGCATTGATGCCTAACATCCCATCACAAGCACCGGGAACTCCCATCGCGATACACCATTTCACATAATCCTTTAGAATTATTAGACGTATCCATTTACTTCTGACTCTAAAGCCTACAAGTTCATCGATAGCCGGCTGCAACACCTCTGCTTTCTGAGTGCAAATATCTGCGCCCCATTTGATTTCATATTTCTCAGTAGCATTGAATATAGTTTGACACACTTTTGCGGTACTGATACTTTTTGTGTACCCCTGAACAAACTTCGTCTTTAAGCTTTCATTATACATAGCAAAACCTCCTTTATTTGTATGTATCACGCAACAGCATTTAAAGTGGTAGCCTTTTGCCAAATAGACATCAGTAGTTCTGGGTCAATAAAAGATATAGCAGATGTTGCTAATAAATTCGCAACTGCAATTTGGCTCATGTATTCTTTAGGAATCGTTGTGAGATATGTACCGAGTCTTTCTTTTGACATACGCTCGGGATTCTCACATAAAACCATACTATCCCTTTCGAGTCCAGTCCCTTTGGAGGGTATTATGACATGAGTGGGTTGGTTTGATTTCTTTATAGCGCTGGTTAAGGGGAGGGCAATTATGTTAGGGCTATACTGATTTCCGAGATTGTTCTGAAATACCAATCCGGGTCTCCATCCTTTCTGTTCATTGCCGCATCCGCCAAAACGCATTAAATAAACATCGCCAATCTGAGGCTTTCGTACTTCACTTTGATAGAGGCTCATTTGTGCCACATCCTTTCACCGTAAATTTCATCTTACGGGTACATTATAGCACATAAAATCACCTTTGTCAAGTTAATTAAAAAATTTACATAAAAAAATTTTCACTTACAGGCAATCAAAGTGTATTCCTTGTTATTGTTTGAGCAGAATGAGTCCCCACATACAACAGTAAACACCTTGCCTAACAATGACTCTTCATCATGAAGCCTAATGACCTTAACTTTCTTCAAGCTCAAAGAATTTTCTTCACTTTTTAAGTGAATTATATTAGGATTAAATGTCATAATCATATTATTAAACACAAAATTAGCCGAAATAGTAGTGTCAATACTATACCATACTTGATTAACTGACGAATATATAATTTTATCAAAAGTATGTGCGCAACAATAGTCTTTAAATTCTGGTAACGATAATTTTTTCATTTTTGTAGCTTTCCTCCATTGATTTTTATAAATCTTTGTGGTATACTACAAATAGAGTGGAAGAGTGTGGTTGCTCTGTCCGCTCCGGGTTGTAGTTATACAACTCAGCGTTTGTGTATTATGATGATGTGGTTGTCATTGTAATACAGTTTCCCGGCAGTCTGTCGAAAGGCAGGCTGCCTTTTTATTATTTGTCACAAAAAAGCCCTGCGCATAGGCATTTTTTATTGACAATAACAAATGTTTATGTTATAATACCCACATAAAGTTTTGTTGGTATTATAATACCACAAAAAAACTCAGATGTCAACCACCTATTAAAAATTTTATAGTCATCTGAATGGAGGAATCATTATGAAACTAAATCAACGCATACATTCTTTAAGAATTAAATGTGGTCTAACTCAAAAAGAACTCGGCGAGATAATTGGTGTCTCTGTTGTAAGCATCGGCGGGTGGGAGAACGGCACGCGAAAGCCATCAGCAGAAGCTGTTATAGCCTTAGCAAAGGCACTTAATGTAACAACCGATTACTTACTTGGAGTAACTATCGAACCAGAAAAAGATACTTCGTTATTAAGCCAGTGTGAAAAAACCTTGTTGTCCAACTACAGAGTTTTGGATAGGCACGGCAGAAAAGCAGTCGATACTCTTTGCATAATAGAAAAATCCCGTGTGGAGTCTGAAAGTACAGTTCGTGCAAAGCAACCAACTGTGGTTTCTGTAAAGAGAGACTCAGCAAGATACATTCCAAGATACACCACACCATCTGCGGCTGGGTTATCTATCCCTCTTGACGGTGATGATTTTGAAATGATACTTGTGGATGACACGGTTCCTGCCGATGCGGATTTTGCAGTGGGTATTCAGGGCAATAGTATGTACCCTTACATACACGACGGGGACACCGTGTATGTTAAGAGAGACACCGAGCTTTCCGTTGGCGATGTTGGTATATTTTGTGTTGACGGAGCTATGTATTGCAAGCAGTACTATCTTGATGATGACAGAAACCTTGTGTTACTGTCTGCAAATCCACGCTTAAAACATACAAATGTATTTGTTGATGCCGAAAGCGGAACAGATGTAAGATGTTACGGTAAAGTGCTTCTTGATTGCCGCGTTGATTTGCCTGATTATATCTATGAAGACTAACTTAATAAACACGAATTCTCATTGGAGCCCAGAAGTACCTTCCGCTTATCATATTTGAGGTAGCTGTAACCGGACTCGCCAAACTTATATTCTGACGAACTTTGCTTTCGTTAACACCGCCAACAAACAAAAGGGGCTCTTGCAGACCGTTACGTCTGAGCTCTTTGTCATACCATACCATAAACCGCCTTTGTTCAGTCCAACTCTGTTGCTCTGCATAATCCCACACGCCACGAGAATGAATACCATTTTCAGCAATACTTCTGGGTATCTTTGCTTTTTGGGCAAGCAAACCCATTAAGACCATATCATCAGACACAGATATAAGTTTTGCCTCATCAAGTATTCTCTGTCTCATTCTTTCTGCATCTTCTGTTTGAAGTTCGCTTAGAGTGTGTTCAAGCCTGTCGTCTACTACGCACCGAATCCACTGCGCATTATCCTGTTTTAATGTGTCTATAAGCTTTCGTGTATGAATATCAGCATCTTTTAATTTACGCTTTTCATTAGCTACCTTACCGCCATAGTAAGTCCCGCCAAATAAAGCTAAGAAAAATTCAAACATAATGGTTATGCGGAAGCGTCACCTATATCTTCTTGTGCGTTATCAATATGTTCAATCGCACTTTCAAGTTTGTCGATGGCGTCTTCCATCCTTTCATATTTTTCACTTGCTTGAAGATTCTCTGGCATATTGTCGAGACAATCTTCCTCTTCTTCAAGCACTTGAGATATTAAACTTGACGCTCTCCCAAGAAGCGTCTTTGATTCTTTTAATAAATCTCTTTTACGATTATTCATTCGGAGCCACCTCCATTAGCACTTGTCCCAAAGCCTCGGAAACACAAATTTAATAATGAGATTTCCTTCTTCAGACACAGAGAAACTATATCTTATAGTTCTCTTTGCAAGTTCATATAGGGGGTGATTATCTCTCTCAATTATAACCTCGTCGCATTCCAACGCAACCGTCACATCCATAGTAATCTCGTCAACCTCTACTTCAAAAGATTTTCCGTTAAACTCTTTGGATAAAGCATCTATTGCATCACAATATTGTTTAAAAATACTTAGTCTTTCTGTGTTTATTTTCCACAAAGGATTAAATCTTTCGTTCGCATCTTCAATTACCATAGTAGCTACATCATAACATTTCACAAAACTCATTCTTATCCCTCCTTCTTAATCAAGTGATACGGTTAAACCATGAAAAGTAAAATCCATTTGAGCGGTGCCGTCCGTCTTTGGGTACACGTTGAAGTTCGATGACAGCTTAACCGCAATCATAAACCACTTTGGATTGCTAAATGTAAGTTCCTTTCCGATAACACTTACACATCCCATACTTTTATATGGCTCGTTTAACACATATGTTACTTTTGCTTTTGTCCCTTTGGTTAGGTATTTTAATATCTTATAGGTATACAATACCGCCTGTATTTTTCTTGGGTTTATAATTGATGTTTTGCCATCTTCGTTTTCTGCCTGTTCTCCTATAAGGTCTGTCAAACTCTCGAGTGTTTCCTCAACCTCTGCGTCTGACATAAATTCCTTTTCAAAATCTAAGCTATCAACCATCTCATCGACACCTTTCCTATTATAATATTATATCACTAATTATACAATTTTTCAATACAAAACACAGAAACTACACAATTTACACAAACATTTTGTCACGAATCTTGAATTTTTCCTCAAGTTCCATAGGGTTCTTAGCCTTGCCGAGTTTCTTGAATTCTCCGTTTACGGCTTCATATAAGAAATAAAAATCACGTGCAGGCTTGCTTGTCATAATAAACAGAAGTTCTTTGTCACTGTTGTAATATGAGACCCAAACACACTCTCCTCTTGGATATTTAATATCTGCCATTACATAATACCTCTTAGAGTTTTTACGCAACTGGCTAACAGCTTCGCACCACGCTCAACTTCATATACAGTATTAAATTCCGAGAATGAAATCCGCACAGTACTCCTTGCTTCATCATCGCTTAATCCTATTGCCTTTAAGACATGACTTGGATTTGATTCGTGGCTCGTACAAGCCGAACCGGCAGATATGCAAACTCCTTTTGCACCCATCATCAGCACCAGCGTCTCAGCATCTACATTTTTAAATGTTAGACTCAGAGTTTTACCGGGGTATTTAGGAAGTAGTCCGTTGATACTTACATCAGTCTCCATGTGTTCGTCTGCAAGTCTGTCTTTTAATATTTCGCAAAAATGTTTTTTAAAGGAAATAACCGTCCTTGAATAATCCTCTATGCCTTTTCCGGCTAACTCACAAGCCTTGCCAAACCCTACTATGCCAGCCACATTTTCTGTGCCGCCACGCAAACCAAACTCTTGAACCAAACCGCCGTTAATTATCGGAGATAAATACTGTTTGTCTCGGACATATAAAGCACCTACACCTTTTACTCCGTGAATTTTATGCGATGATATTGACATAAAGTCACAGCCAATCTTTGTTACATCTAACGCCACACTACCTGCTGCCTGAACACAATCCGTATGAAAAAGTATATGTTTTTTTCTACAAATATGTCCCACTGAAGCAACATTATTCAACACACCAATCTCATTGTTTGCATACATTACGGAGACAAGTCCAATATCATCGTATGTGTATGACATATGTTCCAATTCATCTACTTGGATATGCCCGCGCTTATCTACCGGCAAAAACGATGTATAAAATTCAGGTTTTATACATTTTTTATCGTTGCAGCACAACGGATTACAGAGGGATTCTATGGCACGCAGCACAGAGTCGTGTTCGGTTGGCGATGTAACAATATGTTTCTTGTTTATTTTAGTTAAATGGTTTTTACATCCTTTGATTGCGAGGTTATTTGCCTCAGTTCCTCCTGATGTAAATATGATTTGTTCTGGTTTTGCCCCAATGAAATCAGCGACTTGCTTTCTTGCTTTTGATATTGCATCTGCAGCTTGTCTACCGAACCCATATATTGTTCCGGGATTGGCATAGACATCTTTTAGATACGGCATCATAGCTTCTAATACCGCCGGAGATATCTGGGTTGTCGCTGCGTTATCCAAATAAATCATACCGCATCGCCTCCTACGCACATTGAAGTTGTACTTTATGTAAAATATCCTTACCTGTAATATCGCTGTTAATCATCTCCAGCAACCTTGTACACCACTTGCTGTTAAAGAAACACTCTATATCTTTGATAGAATATGCACTACTGTTATCTTTGTTCTGTGCAACATTCTTCTGTTTAAGTTCTTTATAGTCTTCGATTGCCTGTTCAAAAATTCTGCAAATTAAAACTTCTTCCGGACGTAGCATATCAATCACCTCCTAAAATCTCCTGCAAGGTTCTCGGCGTATAATCGATGTACTCCATCATACAGCCAACATTAAACATCCTCATTGGAATATCCTGTAACTGCTGGAGTTCTCTCTGTATGCTTTTGCAGTAATTCCACTGATGTGAATTATGCACATGACCATAGAGATGAACGGAGTTACGGAATTGTCCATTCCAGAACGGCATTGGATAATGACTCATAACGACACGAGTTTTGTTATCTGTAATCTCAAGATAGTCACATACTTTAACAAAACACTTTGCAATCTTCGGAGAAATTTTGTCGTGATTACCTTTAATAAGAACCTTGCGACCAGCAAGACTATTAAGAATTTCAAAAGTCTTTTGTTCGTTATGCCAGCTAAAGTCACCGAGTATATATACCGTATCCTCGTCTCCGATAACCTCGTTCCATCTGTCAATCATTACCTCGTCCATCTTTGCCACGCTATCAAATGGTCTATTATCGTAGCGAATGATATTGAAGTGTCCGAAATGATTGTCTGATATATAAAAGTTCATCATCATTCCTCCTTCATTTTTATCAAATCCCCACACCAAAACAACCACTTTGGTTCTTCCTTGAGGCTGATAAGCGTAGGTCTTTCAATATGAGCCGTAAATATTGTGTCTGCATTTGTGTCTACAAATTCCTTGTATTTATCACTCATCTTCTCGTAGTTCTGACGTGCCTTGATTGTTTCAATATTAAGCTTTACCTTTTCGTCCTCCGCAATATCTTGTTTCGGGGTCGTCTGTCCTGCACCGTTACTGATAATTTCAGCATACGCTTTTGCTGCATTCGCACTAACGCCTCTCTTTTTAGCCTTCTTTACAAAAGCTCTTTTCTGTTCTCTGTTCATTTTCACTCACCCACCTTTTTAAAATATCTGTTTCATTAACAATCTCGCCGGCTATTACCATATCGAGAAGTGTTCGGAGAACTCTCCCCACAGCTACACCTTCCGGAATACCGAGCTTGATAATATCATTGCCGTTAATGGATAAATTTTTGATTGAAAAACATTGTTGCTTGTCGATTACCTCATCAACAATCGAAAGCAAAACATCGCACTTGGCAAGCCTTTCCTCGTAAGTTCCAACCTTATGAGCGGCTATGTCAGCTTTCTTCACGGCTATGAGCTGGCGTAACCGCTGCTCTCCTATTTTAGCCAACCAACGTCTAATTGTTTTTGGAGTAGCTTCTATAACCGAGTCGTGATACAAAACAAGTTCTAATACTTCAGCTTTTGTTTTATTATCAAAACGAAGCCTGTCCAATACAACTCTGGCTAAGTCCCGACTTGGCAGAGCGTGACCGTAGAAATGACCACCCTTTTCGTCTTCTGTATAACATAGAGGTTTGCCTATATCGTGGAGAAGCAATGCAATTTTTACGGAAGCATCATCGCCTGTGTAGTTAGAAACCGCGTGTGAAATGTGTTCATATATATCGTACTGATGATATCTATTGTTTTGGTCAAATCCGACGCAAGGTTTTAACTCAGGAATGATTGTAGAAATTACATCACTAAAATCCAAAAGGATTTGAAGTATGCCGCTACCGTGCAGCATTCTAATCAATTCCGTCTGGATTCTTTCGTAAGCAATATTATCCAATCGCTTCTTGTTACGATGAATTGACTCCGCAGTTTGTTGCTGAATGGAGAAGCCGTATGTTGATGCGAACCTCATAGCTCGCAGTATTCTTAAGGCATCCTCAGCGAATCTATCATCGGGTTTCCCGACGCATGATATGCGCTTGTGTTCGAGGTCGGTTATTCCACCAAACTTATCGACAAGTTCATCTGTATCGTTATAAGCCATAGCGTTAATTGTGAAGTCTCTTCTTGCGAGGTCTTCTGTAAGACTTGTTACAAACTTTACCTTGTCGGGATGCCTGTTGTCGGAATAATTTCCATCAACTCTGTATGTTGTGACCTCATAATTGTCGTCATCGGAGATAACAGTGATGGTTCCGTGCTTTAATCCCGTGTCTATCGTTCTGTTGGAAAGACAATGTTTTACTTCTTCAGGGGTTGCAGATGTACAAATGTCCCAGTCTTTTGGTTCAAAACCGAGAAGGCTATCTCTCACACAACCACCAACAACATAAGCTGCATATCCGTTACTTTGCAACAAGCTGATAATTTTCTTTGCTCCAGTAGGAATACTTATCTCAAACATCAATAGCCCTCCTGTTCACAGCCATAACGAATTCCTCAACTTTCTTCATATCAGGGTGGTCAGGTAGGCTGGTATTTTCTTTTGCGTATGCTAAACGCTTTTCGAGTTGGTCAACTATTTCAAAGAATTCTTCTCTGTAAGTTCCGTCTTTGCGCTGATATTTGCCGGCACGAATACCCATAAGTGTATCGTGGTCTTTTTCTCTATAGGTTACAATATCTTCGTTTTCAAGAATATCTATACACATGAGGTACAGTCGAATAAGGTGCATTGCGTGTTTGTTCAGATGGTTGTCATCTTTCTTTTGATTACGGTGGTTAAGTTTTCCATAGGCGCTCACTATGTTTGTGAGGTCATGTACAATACCATTGAATTCTCTTATTGGATATTTATCAAGGTGGATATTTGCAAACACCTCTGTGTCAAACTCCTCACGTGTACTCTTATCGGTAAATAATTGGATGCTTCCGCTTTCAAACTCTGTATATCTTTCACCAAAGCTTTTCATTGCGTTCTGCATAGATTTCAAAATATGTTCTTCTTTTCTTGCCTGTTCCATTTTATCTCTGGCTAAAGCGTTCTCAAGCCTGCGAAGCTGTTGGGTTGCATAACCGCCAAAAGAGTTCACGGCTCTGCGAGATAAGAACATCTTACGATTTGCAATCATACTAAATCCGACCTCTGTACAGTAGAGATAATGTTCTGGTTTACATCCGAGCATTTCGATTGTATTAGGGTTGCAGTTGAGTAATAGATTTACCAACTTATTAAAACTGTAAACCGTTGTGTCTGTCTCGTTGTTAACGACTTGTTCAAAATTACTTAAGCCCAGAAGGTCAGATGAACTGTTTAAGGCACATCCTCTGATATCGACATCAGACGTTTCAACATTTGTACCGTATGAATAACTGCCGCCGAGAGTCAAGAACACTATCTTACCCTTGAGGTGTTCGCTGGTTCTCAGAAAATCATAATCTTTTCCTTCAACCATATTTTTAATTTCTTCAATCGTCATACAATCACTCCTTCGCCGTTCGCTTGTGGTGCAAAGCTTTTGAAAAGCTCTGACTCTTTGCGCAATCTCGCTTTAACCGCTTCGTCTTTTGATATAAATCTCCCGATAAAAATTCTTCTCTTGTCATAAGTTATATTGGCAATCCATTTGTCTCTTTTTCTGTCATAATGAACACCGATAACACCAGACGTATTCGTTGACCTTCGCCCTCTGTTGAGATTATTTTCAAACTTACTACAACACCGTAAGTTCACTTTGCGATTATCCGCACGGTTACGGTTTATGTGGTCAACGACCTGCCCTTTTTGAGCATTCATAATTATTCGGTGAAACATAGCAAAACATCTACGACCGTTATATATATAACTGCTTGCGAGATACCCGTCTTTATCCACATACCATTTACGACTATTTAAAATTTGTAAGTCTTCCGTGTCGAAGAGAAATTCCTTGCCGTCAACAGCTAACACGCCATAGTTATCAAACAATTTAACATCATCATTCAAGCACTTCATAGTTTTTCGTGATATTAGATGTCATATTTTCAATGTATTCATCCCAGTCATCTGGGAAACATTCACCATACCATTCCCAGTTATCAACTCCGCCACATTCCAATGCAGCGAGAGTCTCTTTTGCCTCAATTAAATCAGACAATTCATTAACTGAAATTTTAACATACTGATTTTCTGTTGCCATTATAACCCCTCCCATTCTTTGTCTAAATCATTAGTGAATTTCCACCCACTATCTTCACAATGTTCCTTACACCATTCGAGTTCCTCGCCGTTCTCATAGATATAACCTCCGACTCCGAGCAGTGCTCCCCAATATTCGCCGGCAGAATGTAATGACAAATCTTTTGCATATTCAATATCAAAATTATACACAGCTATTGCGCCACGGTCAGAGTATAAAAACACATAATCGCCAGTTTTTACATTGTATAAATCTGTTCCGGACTGAATTAAATCAAGCATTTCTTTTGCGTTTTTAAATTTCATTTGTTTCACCATCCATTCTCGCTCCACACTTTGGACAATAATCAAACCACGGTTTCAGACCTCGACTTGCTTCATAATCACAACAACTACAATGCCAGTACTTTTCCTTCGAGGAGTGAGTCTTTTCATCATAACATTCCTCATAATCTTCTTCGACATATGACACTTCATAATCTCGTGGAAGTGGAACCCAATGTTCTTTTTGCGTCCATCTACCGTGCTGAACTTTCTCAACATCAGCCTCAAAGTCAATAGCAGTTTTCCCAGCTGTATTGTTTGCCCTCTTATTCCAATATTGGGTTGCTTCCTCTCTTGTGTCATAAATATAAATACCCATCACTGCACCGTCTTCTTCGTATTTGGCAATCGGGCAATCCTCGTTTTTCTCAATAGAATGCTTTATTCTGTACCCAATTCCGCTCCATGGGTCTTGCTCGTAATCAACACTGCGCGGATTGCCTTCGTCATCACAACAAACAATTTCCGCTCGACCTCCGCAAAAAGGACATGGTTTTAATTCAACTTTATCACTCATTTACTTCCGCCTCCGTCATTACTGTGCCGCAAGTTTACCGGGAGACATCTGTAAATCTTTCCTTGCAATAATTAACTGTCTCATTTTAATGCTCATTAAATACCACCTGCTCTCCGGATTGTAACGACCAACATCCGCCCTCGGTAAGAAGACATTCGGTGCAGTTACCACCACATTCTTTCGCTGTTGGTTTTGCTGTAGTTGTACCATCCTTATATCGTACATGAGCTTCGGGGAGTAAGTAAGGATTGTCCATCTCTAACCCGACCCAACCGCTGAACACGATATGTAAGTTCTTTGGAATCTTGCCACCAAATTCGAGATATTCATTTACTATGTCATACTTTTTTGTAAAGCAGAGTATCTCACAATGTGAATTTCTTTCTGCGACTTCAATCATATGTGCAAAATATACATTGTCAGGAATATCTCCGGATACATGAAATCTAAAAAATCGAGACATCATAATTGACGCCTCGACCTCCCGCCAATATATATCCGGCGATTTTTGTAACAATGCAAGATTGTGTTGATAAGCATTACGCACCGAAGGGCGCATTCTCTCGAGTTTCTGTGCATAACACTTCTTAAAACACTCACAATCCTTCCTGCAAGTAACCCCGGCAGGCAGCGAAACACTTGGAATACTGCCGAGCTTTGCGTTACCTGCGCTAATTTTTACATTACTCATTATCCACACCGCCTATCCAAAGTTATTGTGTATTACTGACCGGTAACGATTGCGTTAGCACCTTGAATAGTTACCCAGCCGTGTTCTTTACGAGCGTCAAGTTCCCACTTCTTAAGTAAGTTCTCTGTGATTTCAGCAGATTTAATCTTGTATGCCTCAGCCTCTGCTTGAGCAGAAATAATCATTGCATCAGCATCTGCCTGTGCTGTAATCTTTTTTGTCTCCGCCTCAATAGCTGCCTTGTCTTGATTAGCTTTAGCTAAATCAACAGCCTTTTGATTTTCAATAGCTTGCTTCTCAGCAAGCTGCCGAGCAATTTGTTTATCAGCAATAGCTTTATTATAACTCTCTTCAAAATCCATGTTGTCAATGGTCACTTTTAAAATGATAACTGCGTCTGAACCATACTTTTCAACGATTGCCTTTTCGAGAGTAGTCTTTGTTAAAGACTCAATTTTGTTTCTGTTTGTAACTTGGTCGGACGGCAACTGAACCATTGCAGATTTTACCGCAGAGTTTACCAATGTTTGCGGAATTAAATTATCTTTATAATTATTTACATTGGCATAAATGTACGCAGATTTTGCAGGGTTAATCTGATAGGTGACGATTACATCCGTCGCGAAAACAACTGTTTTATCAAGAGCTTCACCCCAAATTTCTCCATTAAACTTTTCATCCTGTTGTTTGTTATTAACCGTCTTAATTGACTGGACAAAAGGAATTTTAAAATTCAAACCGTTTTGTAACACTGTGGAATCAATCTGCCCAAATGTGGTTCTTACGCCTGTATATCCCGTCTTAATAATTGTGAATGAAGAGGAGGCAGTTATTAAAAGAACCGCAATAACAAACAACACCACAGCTTTCTTCTTAGTCATTTTTTCATAACTTAATTCCAAGAATCATTAAAATGATAATTGCTGTAGCAGCAATGATAAGTAAATAATTTAACATATAGATTTCCTCCTAAATAGTTTTATATAAAACTACACAATCCTTACGATTTGATTGTATAGCATAATATATCGGTCAGATATTGCCTTGTCATTATGGTAATGTCCAAAAAACCATTTCGAAAATTTCGTTTTCTCCGCAACCTTATCGAAATACGATGTAAGCTCGTCGGGTTTATATACACCGTGAGAGAATAAGCTTGCGATATGTTGCGGGCAACAATGACTTATGATAAAGTCAACATTATACTTATGTTCTTGAAGTGTTTTCAACCCAAACTCCATCTCTTTACTGCTTGGTATTTCTTCTTTCCACCAAGAGATATGGTTGATTCGTAACAACTTACCCTGACTGGTTAGTTTATTGTAGGTTTTCACAAGTTCTTTTAAACTTGCAAAATCTTTGGGGTCAAGTATGCCATCTCTTATATCGTGACTACTGGCACCACCAAAAGCAAAAAACTTTTTATCACATATGTCATATACATTTCCTCTGATAAGATGAAATATATTTTTACGAATTTGTTGAGCCTTACCACCGCAAAAATCAACAACCTTAAATTCGTTGCTGTTTAGTCTGTCGAAGTTTTCGTGATTGCCATCAACAAAAAGAGTGGTAAAATTCTTTCGGCTTAACCAGTTCAACCAGTATCTTTCTTCACCAGTATCAGACCACACACCACCAAAATCGCCACACACTATTACAAAATCTTCCTTTGTCAGCTCTTTTTGCTCGGGGAAGCAATCGGTAGAAAATTTATGGAAGTCTGCGTGACAGTCCCCTGTGATATATACCTTACCCATATAATTCCCCTCCTTCGTCCGGCGGCTCAAGCTCAAGCAAAAATTCTTCAACGGTAGGGAGGTCATAAAGCGAGAAGACTTTCTTAAGTTTTACAGGATAATAGATATCGGAAGAATTCTTCTTGTCCGCATATTCGGAACAAACCATTCCAAAAAACCTATCATGAGCTTCAAGTGGTGTATTATTAAAACCCTCATAGATTTCAAAAGTATTCTTGTCAAAATCAATTATGTATGCCCATTCACAAAACAAACTGTCTGCTGCAAACTCATAATTATCCACCAGTTTTAATCCGTCTTCTGCTTTGGATACGAGTTCAAGGATATCGGAACCGGTATCTCTGCTAAACTGTGGATACTTATCAAAAAATTGTCCGGCATTTTCATTGGTATAACCCTTTGTTAGTTCTTTATATTCATCATCTGAAATGAAAGAACATTTTAATACATTCCTTTTAAGTGCATCAAGATTTCCATCTATAAGAAACTCCAAAATGCCGACACCTTGTCCACTTGGATAACCGTCCCATTGTCCATACTGCGCGACTCTGTATTTACCGCCGCTTACAACGCCAATCATATGTCTTGTTCCCATAAGCTGCTCCTTTCTTTATTCTTCAAAGTAAATTAGTTCCTCAATATATTCGCGGTCGTCACCTTTGAATATAGGAATTTTAGTATCAATCACCCAATGTCTTCTGAAAATACCGTTTTCGTCAGGCTCTGCCTCGAACTGTCTGATAACACAGGCGCCGCGTTTTTGATATATCGGCAAGTCATTCCAGTTAATGCCCTTCTGTAACATCAACATATCCTGTATGCTATTACACGATTTGCCATGCAGTTCATTGTGACTGAAGTATGCTTGACCAACCATTTGAATACTATTTCTCGTGGCATCAAGTTGTCTCCAGTAAATAAGATTCGTGACTTCTTCTCTGGGGATATTGAAACAACGAGCGTCAAACATCGCACCCTTTCGAGCTGCGGCGATAAGCCGTTCCCAGTATGCCCGGTCGAATTCAGTCCCATTTTCAAAATGGTTTCTCTGATACTCATCAATGTTATAATTAAAATATTTATTGAAAGCCATCGTTGCCATACTCGCTGCGATGCTACACATTTTCTGCACTTCATAGTCGAACCAAGCAGCGGTATCAAATGTTTGATAGTCTACAAGTATTAGTGTAATTTCATCTGACTGTGTGTATCCCAACACGCAGCCCTGAATATTCTCACACAAATATTTTGTGGTTTCACACATAGACTGTATTAAAATTGTATCAAAAGGTTTCCTGAAACCTTTTGTAAAAGTATGAAACGCCTTGCCGTCAATACGAATGGCAACAGGCGTTCGTCTCATAAGCTTTGTTTTTGGAATCGTTTCATAGAATTCTTTCATTCTACGACCAAGTTCATCGTGTACTGGCATAATCAACCTCCGTTTTCAACACTTTGATATTCTATTCCTACAGGCGAATCTGTAAGAATACCAATATACTTTTGAAATATTTCTGTTATCTTTTCAGCCGTAAGGGACTTGTGCTTTTCGCTTATATTTGCCCACGGATATGACGGGCAAAGCATTACAAACCACTCGCCATCAAAATCTTCAGCAATCACTAACCCAATGTTCTCCGCTTCTTCGATAACTCCTTGAAGAATGTAGGCAAGTCCCGACAAATAGTCTTGGTCATATTCCAAGTAATCATCTAACTCGGGTTTTGTAATCTCACATTCTTTAAAGTATTTATCAATTTCCTTGCTAAATTTAGGAGCACATTTTAACAGTCGTCTCAGTCTTAGGATATTTGTACTGATTTCATCTACCGAAAAACCAAAACCGTCTATGTTATATGTATGGTAACTCATTTTTTACCTCCTCATCGCTTCCAAGAACAGATAATCCAAGTCCGGTGATTTGAAATTTTGTTATCTTTTTCTCTTGTGTATCCATGTCGTGTACGATGCAGCTTGTCCCGCCTGCATAAATCACGCCGTCTATAGTCACTCTAAATGTTTGACTATCGGAATCCCAGACAACTGTATGACAGGTACCTGTGCTATGTCCAAGGACAACATCTTTTCCGCCGTCTTTATTATCCCTATAAACAATAGGGATATTTTTATGAAGATGCGTGAGTGCATCATTCACAGCTTCTTTTGTATATATATTGTTATTCTTGTCTGGTCTGTCACACGGAAACGGGATTGTTATCTTGATAGGAATTGAATATTCTCTCATAATATTGCTCCTTTCTTGTTGATTCAGAATGATTTGAATATAAAAGTCGTGTTTTATACACCCCTATTTTATTCGAGCCAGTTGTTTTCACCATAGAAAAAGATAAATACTACCCCAATAGTAAGTGCAATCCACACAAACCAAAACAGAAACCGCGCAGCCCCGCCTTCTAACTCAAGCCTTTTTACTGTTTGCTCTATGCTTGACTTATCATAAAATTTTGTTCCGTCGGAAATCGTATTGTCTTTTAGTGAAGTAAAAATGGTACCGGTAAACTCTGCATCGGTACCATAATACTTGAATCTTATATCACTTGACTCTTTAAGTGTATCTATGTAATTTGCTCCGGGAATATCAATCTTATTGCTACCGAAAGTTACTCCGCAGAATGAAATTTGTTTACACTTTTGATTTTCACTGCCGACTCTATCCCAAGTCCAATACTCCTCTTCCTCGGTATAGGTTTCTGTTTCTCCATCTACGGTTCGTGTCTTTGTCACGGTTCGTGTATGTCTTGTATATTTTTCCTTTATCTTCTCGACATACATATACTTGCCACCTATTTCTGGGTAAGTAACAGTATCGACTGCTTTGAGGTCTCCGTAAACAAAAGCATTACCTATATTTGTATTCATACCATACTTGAATAGGTCGGTGCTTTCTATCTTTACGGCTTTATTATAAACCTCGTTCTTATCCATTTGGTATTCTGAAATCTTGCCGGAGATTATCACACCAAGCAAAAGCATTACCGCTATGATTGAAATGCTCGCGATGATTTCTCTTGGCGTGATAACAAAGTCACCAAAATCAAAGTCTCTTCTTTTATAACCGCCGTATCTATTCATAACTTATTCTCCAAACAAGTTCTGGGGAGCATCTACGGGAGCATTATAATCGAGGTAATTATAATCCTGTGCTTCATATCCAAGAATATTGAGAAATAATCTCGTCGGGAACTTACGGACATATCTGTTATATTCCTTAATCTGCTTGTTATAGTTACTTCTGTGCTCTGCAATTAAGTTTTCCGTCATTGACAGTTCATTCATTAGTTCCTTATAGTTTTCGTTGGATTTAAGTTCGGGGTATGCTTCGGCAACGGCAGTAATTGCTGTTGTTACATTCTCGATATCTCCGACAGAACCACGCCCCTGCACAATGGCTGTAAGAGTTTCGGCTTCATGCTTGTCATACTGCTTTACGCAATCGGCAAGGTTATATACCAAATCAACTCTGCGTTTTTCCTGCACCTTAATATCAGACTGTGCTGTGTTTACCTGTTCCTCAAGTGAAAACGCAGTGTTTTGGGCTCCCTGTACGCCGAACACGCAGAGTAAAATCACAGCAAGAATACCTGCCAAAATAATTAAAACAAGTTTCCATTTATTCATATTGAAATTCCTCCTGTATATGTACTCAGCCCTCTGCTTCAAGCAGAAAATTAAGTCAGTCAATTTGTGTTTGGGAAAGAGTTGTTCAAACACAACTATATCATTATCAACAACCGAAGTTGTCTCGTTAAAATTTGAATTTAATAAGTACAATTTACAAAAACCAAACTGTTAAATCAAACAATCTTGTTTCTTCAGAATCGTCGAGGGTGTGTATAGAGTAACGAAGCGTATGTTGTCCCCCAAAAGCACTTGTGTTTCTGACGAAATAGCAGATAACGGATATAGTATAATGCTTTGCGAAAACGATTGGCGTTCCTTCGATTACTATCAGCATTAGTAATCATCTTTCTTCTTGTTATAAACTTAAGAATATATTTACTACAAACCTCAAAGGTGTGGTTATTTATTCTTGATAGACCAAACATCGCTGCTCGGTAACAAGTTACGCTTGTCGGACGCCAAACATAAATTGACATCATCAAGTTTCTGCCTGAAGCAGAGGGCTGAGTATTTCCTTAATTATTTAATCCTGCAATAAAAGATTCCATTACATCCTCGAAACTGTCATTCACATCAAACTTTGGTTCATAGTCAACCGTTGTATTGATTAACGCTGCATCAATCAAGGTGGAATTTTTATCAGCTGTGGCAATCATATTACGCATAAGTTCTTTTGCAGAGTCTTTATCGTAAGCTTCAACACTCTCAACCTCGATGTCATAGTAGTATGCAGTTTGGTTGCCTTCGATATTAAACTTATAGTCACGACCCTGTTCAACTGTCTTACGGGGAGTGTGTCTCATCATTATTCTGACAGCGTTGCTTACCTGCTGTCTGAACTTGTTAGATTCGATTGCCGCATCCAAATCAATCTCTGAAATAGACGCTTTTGCTTCGCTGATTTTCTGCGTGAGAAGTAATTTTTCTTCAACGAGAAGCTTCATAAACGAGAGGACATCATCGTTCTTGAAGAATTTTTCAACCTCAACAGTTTCTGTTACATCAGCAACTTCCGGGTTTGCCTTGTTGCGAAGATGTGTTTTAGTTACGGTTAAGCAGTGGTCTCTGTTTGAAACACTGCTTGTCGCACATCTCAACAGACTGTCCAAGAAATTTTGGTAACGAAATGATTCTTTTAAATTCATAACTTGCCTCCTGTTATTGTGTATTATGTATTATTTGGATGCTCTTGCTGCAAGAAGAGCATTCTTTTCAGCAATCAGCGGTGCATACATTTTTTCTTCCGCATCAAGACGAGCCTTGATTGCTTCGTCCCTTGTCTTGTATGAGCCAAGATTATATAGCTTGTTATGCAGACCGATGCTCGCTTTAAACTTGCCCGTCTTCTTGTCAAGAGTAATTCCCCTGTGTCCCGTAGTGTTATTCTTGTGCAGTTTAGGATTCTCAATCATATGAAAAAGTGTGTTGAATCTTTTATTCATACCATCCCTGTGAACAGTATTCATTGCCAGAGTTCTCTTGCCAATTTCACTGCTCGTTTCCCGTCTTAAACAACCACAGGAGCGAGTAGGCTTTACAGCCTTTGTTAAATTGGCTGCTCGCACAGTACAAACCGTACCGCACTCACACTTACAAATCACAAAATTTGGATTGTCTGCAACTCTATCAATTACCGTAAGCCTACCGAACACTCTGTCTTTCAAATTTGCCATTTGTCTCATTGTAACACCCCCATTTATTCATTTATAAATAATCTGCCAGCTTCACTTTGGTAGAACATTTTACGCAGTGTGCATATATCCCTCGGAACACTCTCTAAATCTTCTTCATCGTGGAGAGTTCTAACCCATCCATAATACTGATTTGCAAGAGCAGAGGTTAATGCTGATGTTCTTCTTGGATTTACATATCCGAGCTTGATTGCCTCGTGAGAAATCGAACGCATAAATTTCCAGAAGTTATAGTAGTGAAGTTTGAGTTTTACCATATATCCATTAGCGTCTTCAATAACGAAGCCCTCAATCTTACGACCGTCACATTCATAATCTTCGCCTGTGACTTGATAGTACCAGTCGAAGAAGTCAGACCAACTTTCGATTACATAAGCAAGTGTTTTATGTTTGAGTCCGAGTTCGTTTGCCACCTTAGCCATTTCTGCGTATTCGAACTTCTTGAATTTTAAATCGTTGTATACAATATCAAGCAGGAAGAGTTCACTCTCAGGGTAATCGATAATGTGCGGGTCATTCTTCATATCCACACACTCAAATACAAACGAAACATTATGTTCTTTGGAAAACTGCTTCATCTTTTCCGCAGCTTCATCAGAAAGCTTTTCGTTAAGCATCTCTTTGAACCATCTTGCAAAGTCTCCATCAGGAGCAGACTTTGTAGTAGCAAACAGTGCATCTGTTTCCTCGTTATAACTTACAATACCAAGAAATCCGTTTTCTTTTATATAAGCAGTGACAGGGAAAGCAAGTCGATGCTCAAGCATATCCAGCTTAGTCTCGGGGCGCTCGTTAATGTTAAAGAATTTTTCATAAGCTCTCGCAACAACTTTCTGCTTAGGAACATTGATATATAAACCACGAGCTTTTGTAGTCTGTTCGTCCCAAATCTTATCGTAGAAAGCCTGCTTTGTAAAATTGAACGAGGATATATTACCGAAACATTTTTCCTGAACAAATCTGTTCTTTCTAAGAGCGATAATAATATCTCCAATAGACATCTGTTCACCTTCAACAGGTTCTGGAGTAGTTTCGATTTCCTTGAATACAGTGTTCTGTACTTCAACACACTCAAATGTACCGTCTTTACAGAACTGCACACATCTGAGATGCCCCCCCATCTCGATTTTTCCCTCAAGGTTAAACACTCTTGAGTTTACCTGAGTAGGAAGACTCTTTGTATTTCTATGTCCGTGAATCTGTATGTAGTTATCAGGTGTATTTGCAATAAACGACTCGGCTACCGCCTCGACATCGTTGTAATTGCCAACGCCCTTAATCATCTGTGAGGTAGCAACGCAGGTAATATTACTTGGCACGGTACTCAAACCGCCGTGGGTAACAAGAAGCATCTTATCACCGTACTTATAGTAAGCACACTGACCAAGCTTTCTGTATAACTGCCTTACATCTTTCTTGCTTACATCGCCATTGTTGAGCTGATACTTGGTTTCAAACTCGAAGTCTTTAGATTGACAAACACCACCGTTTGCCCAAATCCATAACCATCTTTCGTGGTTCCCTTCAAGTAGCAACACATTAGGTTTCGTATAGATTGAAATCAAGAAATTAACAACCTCGGCATTTTCAATACCTCTGTCGATGTAGTCTCCGGTAAAGATGTAAAACTCATCATCTTTAAGCCCGCCGTCATTGTCGAAGTATTCTTTTAACGCTGTGTAGCAACCGTGAATATCTCCGATATGATGTACCTTTTTGTATTCAGAAAGGTCAATCGGCTTGAGCCAAATCTTATCCAGCTCATCCGGGCAAATGACTGTAATACCAGACGGAATTTTCTGTGTCTGAAATCTTGAATACATTTTGTCGATTACAAAATCAGGAACCCTCTTTAATTCAGGAAGCCTGTTTCTGTTTCGTTCCTTTACAACATCGATTGGAATATCTGTAAAGTCAACGCAATAAATTCTGTATTTGTACGACGAGCAAAGCTCCTTGTATCTGTTCATTTCAGATGTTTTGGAATTCGTTGCATCAATAACGGTAAACTCACCGTTTTGCATACGGTGTTCGAGGAGTTTAAATAAGATACTCCAAACCGTGTTACCATTGGATTGACTGATTTCCTCTCCACCGGATACGTTCATTATCGGGCTGGAGCAGAGAAGCCTAATGTCATCTGCACACAAAGTATATGGTTTGAGTCCGTTCTGTTCAATCCAAGTTGATTTTCCGCAACCCGCGCTACCTCTTAAGAGCAATAAAACTCTCATAATATTACCTCCTCGAATAAAATTTTTGTATAATAAAAGACCGTCGAAACGGTCTCTGATGTTATATAAGTGACTCCACCGTCAGCCTCGCCCTTTGCCTTTACGCAAGACTACCATTCAATCACAGTTCCGACTACGAGCACGAAACTTTCGTTTCGTCCGGTTTACCGTGGTCTTTTCAGCTTTTCTAACGGACAGCAGGGGGATTAGTGTTTCCCATCTTAGCTTACCAAGGTATTTTTGTAAGTCACCTTCCGTAGTCCGCAAACATTTGGCAACTTACTATTTGAGGTTAAGCCTTGACTCACCGCTCGACAAATGTCCAGCTCCGAAATACGCCTCGGTAGTATAACCCTACCTAACCTCTGTTTCTTTAAAGCCCAGTCTAATCAGAAAGATTAGCCACCTTGGGTTCCGACCGCCACTCGCAGCCGTGATATGTTATCTCAATCGGGCAAACTATAACCTGTTTATATATAAGATTGGGTTTCTTGAGGTGGAGTGTGACACAAATGGCTGGTCAGTGCTTGGGCACTGAGGCGTTGTAAACCCTTGTGTTTCAACATCCTTCTGCCTCTTTGGGTTGCTGTGCTTCCTTGCAACCTTCTAAGGATACTGCAGCATCGCGTGCCGGCAGCTCCTGCGGCTATTCTGTCCCTCTATCAAAGTGATACTTCCGCTAACAGCGAGAAGCTCTATCCAAAAGATAGAAATGCGTTATAGTTTGAGACCTGTAATCTTGATTGTATTCTGGGAGAGATGGAGGAGCCCGCATTCCCGGAAGAGGCGTCTTCTTTGTTGGATTCATTGTTGTCTCCCAGCGGTTATCCTTGTCTTTACTGGGGTTCGTCACGGGATGACGACGATGATTTCGCCTGCCTTCAGTCATCTTCCTCTTTACCATTGCGTTACTTCCACTAACAGTGAGAAGCTCTGTAAAACAAACAGAAATTTCATTACAGGTTGATTGTGGCTCGTGTTTGTGTTTATAGATTAAGCAACCAATTTGTCAAACCAGCTCTTTAAGAACCCAAAACGATTGCTTTCATTTGTTTTAACCGACGGTTTTTCTAAGTGTATACTTACTAAACCTTCCGCCGGAGCTATTGTCTGTTGCGGCACTTCAGCTTTGACAACTTCGCCGCCATAAGGATTTGTTAACAGTGTGTACCCGTCAAGACCGTTGTCGAGACACGCCTGTTTTGGATTCCATAAATAATCTGTGCTATCCCATACGGAACCCAAGTTAATTACCTTGACAATCGGTTTGGCTAACACCTCGCTTACATAGCCACCGCTTGTGCCATACAAGCTTCTTCGACAAGACGAAAGGATTTCAAATTCCACGACGCACTTGCCGTACTGATGTCCCCAAGCATTACAACCTTTGTTGCTTTGGTTTTTTGTGTCAGCCATAATAACCGGATAGACTATATTACCTTCCTCGACAACCAACATCATATCTCCAACCTTACCGAATGTAGATGTTAATGCACCGCAGAAGTAGCTACCATAAGTAACTATTCCGTAGCTGTCGGAAATGGCATTTTGCTCTTTGGCAAAGTTGATAAGCTTTCTACAGTCGCCACCCCATCTAATCTTATCCCATACGGTATATGTATGGAGCGTACCATATCCATAACCTTGCGGAACTTCGGTAACTTTAGCTGCTTCCGCAGCCCTTGCACCTACCGTTCCTGTTACAACCAATACCAATAGAGTCGCTATCAGCATTATTAACCTTTTGTTTATTCTCATTACTCCTCCTATCCGCTATCAGACTCGAGCTCCTGCCCTAAAACTTTATACCTATAGGTACGGTTTTCCATCCGTTCTTCGACCTTTCTTGTTTTACCAAGCGTCTCTCGTAATAGGTTGAGCATATTCTTACCCCTATCACTATCTAAAAATGTTATTAGAGGTTCTAAAATCTCAGCAGTGTCTTTTGATTCTCTGCGTAATTGTCTACACTGTTTTAATTTTGTAGCCAATTTTGCTCGTTCCGAATAGCTGAGATTGTCAAGCTCGAGCTTATGTAAATAGTCCTGTGTTAATCGGTCGAGGCGGTTAACTTCATTTCGATTCCACTCATAGTCGTTTTGTGCTGATGTTATTATGTTGCAGAATTCACTGATGTGTATAGAAAACTGTGGAGTTTTCATTTTTTTAGCCATAGGTACCACCTCTCCTTCATTTATTTATATAAGTTCTATGCGGGCAAGGATTTGCACCTTGCATATTCCCTTTACAAATTAAAACACGAGCCTCGGGAACTCTTAATGTCTACCTATTCCATCACCGCAGAAACATTAACCAAAACTTACCTCTGATTTATCAAATCTCATTTGAACAAATACAGGAAACTGTAGACTCTCAAGCCCTGTATTTTTATCACTGGAAATCTCTTTATATTTCACTTCACATAATGAGCCGATAATATCATTACGATTAGCCCAGAATTCCGTTCTTTGTTCATCTGTAAAACCCGAGCCAACCTTTACCGTATTTCCTTTATATTCTAAGACAAGAGCCCCAAGAGTTCCCTCAAGTCTGCCAGTGCCTTCCTCGTATCCTATTATCTTTAAGTCCATTGTGTAGAACCTTTTGATTTTTAAAATACCCTTATGCCTTGTTCTTTTATAAGGCACATCCGTATTCAACATTAACCCCTCTTTATCTTCCGCAACCATCTGTCCAAGAAGTTTGTCAATTACAAGCTGGTCATCTCCTTGATAAAGTACGGGAAGAACTCGTAAGGTTCCATCGTCACTTACAAACTTGGAGAAGATATCTAACATCTTGCGTCGTTCGGAATAGGGTATCTTAGGATTGTCGCTATCAAAATCTTCCCGAGGAATTATATCAAAAACCGTATAGCAAATCGCCGTTTTATTCACATCATCGGAGTTAAGAATCCCCGTCGCAACCCTGAAAGCCTCATTATCACTTAGAGAACCTTTGTCTTTAAGGGTCAATTCTCCGTCCAACACATAGGCGCCCAGAGGTAATCTTTCTATTTCCGAAATTAAAGCGTCAAGTCCTTTGTATGGAACACCGCTGCGAGCAATTAGCTTTCCGTTGTAAAAAGTTGCTCTGACTCCGTTCAGCTTTTGCGTTAACCAAAATTCTGTCCCTTCGGCGACAGGGTATTTATCTATTGGATATGCCTGTTGAACTTCCCACTCAGGAATTAGCCCGGGAATAATTTTGTTGATTGTCTTAGCAGTAACACCAAGTCGTAGGGTTTTTGAAAGAAGCTTAATATAAAGCTCCTGTTCTTCTAAATTACGAACCCTTAAGAATGAACATACCGTATCAAGAGTATAATCGTCAACGCCTTTACGGCTTGCGAGCATATCGCAAATTTCAAAGATGTTTTTGTAATCATTTGGTTGCCACGCCCCCGGAATTCTATTCCTTAATGTGTCCTCTGAAACATTGTATGTAAGCATTGGATTCAAAGCATAATACAAAAGGCGACAAAAAATTTCATCATTTGTGTGAGCTCGTACAAACTCTTGTTTCGCTTTAGCTCCTGTTATAAGTTGCAAAGAAGCTATGTCTTTAACACTCATACTCACCACCCCTTACATTCTTCGTAATGCGGACACGACTCGTCACACTCGCGTCTGTAATAGTTCCCGTCTGCATCAACGCCAAGACAATCAGACTCGCCATTAAGTCTTACATATGTAGCATACGCTTCGTTACTATTATCATCGTGATAATTACAGTAAAACTCTCCATCGTAAGATTCAAAACAACCTGTATTGCTACCCATATCTTCATCTGCCCACTCGCCATCAAATTCTACATCATATTGGGTGCAAAGTTCAGAGAGCTTACGCATTACCGGTTCCGCAAAGCTCCAAGCAGTTGCAAAACTCAATGTGTTATCGTATATTCCTACGTTATAAGCGTTCCATTTGGTTCCCCAATTACCGCAACACCAATCATACCATGTTGTTGCTCCATACTTTTTCTTGTTTTCGTAAAGCTGTTTACCCCTTTTCAATACTTCCTGTGATGATACTGTAATATCTTTTTCAACGCGACAAATAACAGTATCCATATCTTTAAAATGAGATGAGGGAGGAAGGGCGTTGAATTTTCTTACATAATAGTACGCATACGCAAGAGCTGATTGGGAACCACTCTCAATATTTAAACTTTCAGGCATCGGAATCAGTTTATTAAAGTCAAATTGACTATCCTCACTTGATACTTTTTCAAGCACCCTTTTTATATCTTCGTCATTCCCTTTAAACGTAACCTCTGTTGCTACCCAATTTGGCATAAACTCATCACCGCCTTTTTTATTCTCACTGTTTCGTTATAAACACAATGGTGAATGCAGACCTCTCCTCATTTGCGTACACATCGTAGATGCCATCTCCAAATCCAGATGAAGAGAAAACACCATTATACAAATTCCAAGCATTTCCTCCGCCAATCCTATCGCATAACTCAGACCACTCATCATCATTGAAGTCCTGTTTATTATTAAAAAATCCTGCAAGCCCTGCGTCTACTCCTATAGTTCCTATAAATTCCATTTCGTCAATACCCCATATTTTATTTCCTTTAAATATAGATATTGAAGCAACCCTTTTGCCAAACTCCCCCTCATTGGAAGTTTCAATGTATCCTTTATATAGTCCGGCATCGCAATCAACTGTCATCCGACACCAAACATCCTTATCATAACAGGGGTCTGTTATATCAACAGTACCAGTTAACTCAATTTCTCCGATGTACTCTATCATTTTATACCCTCCTCCTATGAACTGCGTTAGATATTATATTTATTCCTCATATTCAAATGCAGGCATCAGCTGAAGCTTAAACAAGTTTCTTTCGTGCATCGTGTCAATCTTAGTTCTTATACTTTCATCATCACAGACGCCCTCTCTGATATATCTGTCAAGGACAGCATAAGTAAATCCAAAGTTATCTTCGTCCGTCTTTCCGCACAATCCATCTGATGGAACTTTTTCAATAAGTTCCTCGGGTAGACCAAGCTCATACCCGATTGCTTTTACTTCTGTAACAGTCAGTCTTGACAAAGGACTGAAGTCACCAGCACTATCTCCGTATCTTGTGGAATATCCAATCCAATCTTCAGAGAGGTTGCAGGTGTTAGCCACTCTGCCATTTACACTTTGAGATACTGCGTAAAGAGTAGACATACGAATACGACAAGGTAAGTTTACCTTTGCCTGTTCGGAAATTTCCAGACTTATCTGTGGACGCATAGCCGCTGTTCTTAATATACTGGAGTTGATGTGTCCGGTAATAGCGTCAATAGCACCACCAACATTGATGACAGTGTGCATAATCCCAAGGTGGTCAACCAACTTATACGAAGCAGCAATATCTAATTGCTCATGGTTTGGCATTAACACACCTATAACCCTGTCTTTACCCAGAGCTTCAACACATAACGCCGCCACAACAGAGCTGTCCTTGCCGCCTGATATACCAATCACCGCCTTACAACCCTTACCATTCACGTCAAACCAATCTTTTATCCACTGCACACAGGCATCTTTTACTTCTCTTGCACTGAACATTATATCTCCTCCTCTTCAGCGTCATCCTCTTGTGCAAGCACTTCGGAGATGGCGTCCTCTTCGTCGTATCCATATTTATTCATCAATCTACGAACTTCGGTTGCAGTTTCTATAGCATTTTCTTCGTCCATGTCATAATTGTCCAACAAATATTCTGCAGTACAAGCAATCTCGTAATACGAGTGTATCTCACACAATTCAGATTCATCCAATGTAATGCCCTTTATTTTATATTCAATTTTCAAATCAATCGTCCCCTTTAAAATTCTCCATTATGTAACATATTTCTTATATCCGATAACGATTGTTCTTTAACCATTTTCCCGTCTTTGAATACCGTTTGCAGAAGATTTGCATCACAATCTCCACCAGATACTTGAGCTTCGTCCCAAGTTCTGCCGTCAACATAAATCAATTTATCATTTGCCGCTCTGGTTACTACGCAACAACCTTTCTGACTCTTCTTAAAGCCACCGTCTTTTGGATTCTTAAAAATTGGGAACGGCTTATCGTCAATCTCACAGTAGGTAGCCTTGATGCACGAGCTAAATGTGTCTCTTGTAAAGGGTTTAAGAATACCATCTTCTTCTACACACTGGAAAGAGAACGAGCCAACACCGAGAGCAACATTTGAGCAGGCAAATCCATTCTCCATAAGGATTTTATAAATCTGTTTGCATCTCTGGATTGTAATTGAGTCTCCGTAAATTGCTTTCACATGAGGGTCGAGAACTTTATAACCTTTGCTATTTACCTTGCCTCCGAAGATATCCCAAAGCTTAAATACTGTTTTCGTAACAACTTCCACACAATCACCCGAGTCGCCACGCATCAGCATACAACCATTATGCTCTAAGATTTCTTTCTTTAACTGTGGAAGAATGTTCTCAATAACATTCCAATAATCGTATGAATCGAGCACTGCGGAGAAACTTGTGTTCGGATAAATCTCGGTAAGAAGTCTGCGAAGCAGAGTGATTTCATCACCATCAACCGCAAAATTGGAACACATTACAGAGTGTTCTGTGCTTGGACTTCCGAACGCAACAGGTTCTTTTGTGCAATCGCAGTTATAATACAGTTCCAGATATGGAATTGTCGGTACAGTTGCTGTATTCAGGAACGACAAGCACCATCCGGCTCCAGCCTTAATTGCAGACTCTGTACATTCTTCACCCCTAAAATCAAAAGCACCGAGTGCTTTCGCTCTCGGTACATCATCTTCACAAGTAAGATTGTAATAATGATTTACAATCTCACGATAAGTAGCCCCAACAGTTGCTGCCAGCATCGGGTGCCAGCTTTCAGCCGAGATAAGACTTTCAAGAGACTGAGGCAGCCACGCAAAATCTTTGTGTGTGTTTGTAATACCAAACATCGGACAGTGCATAGGAACTCTTGTTCCTTCTGGCAGCGAAACAATTTCAATGGGCAAGTATCCGAGCTTATGAAGTTTCTCTATCTTGTCTATTTTATACGCATCTTTACCCAGAGTTGCGTCCATAATGCGTTTATACTCCGCAATCACTTTGTCGAAGGGGCGGTTGAAAAAGTTATCATTGAAATATTCGATTAGATATTTCTTACAAAATCCCTGTAACCCGAAGTGGACTACGCTATCCCACATATTTACACGGCTCATTCGTGGTGTAAAGTAAGAAACAGACTTTGTAATTTTTTCAGGTAACATTTCTGCGTGAACCGCTTTATAAAAATCAATCAATAACATCGGGTTGATGTTCATACGACCTCATCTCCTTATCTAAATCTTGCTTTGATTTTCTTCGTGTTGTGCGATTAAGAAAGTTCTTACACCATTTAACCATATCATTTGATGTGCATATAAAGTTCTTGTCTCTCAATCTTTCTCTCGCATGTTGTTGCTTGGGGCTATTTGTCTTTTTACTCATAATGGCATCACCTTAATTTTTTCGTGCTCCCCAGCGAACAAACTGTTTGTTGTATATACTTTATCAATCAATCCGCAGGTCAAGACCTCACCCTCAAGGATTGTACTCTCACAATGCGTTACATAAAGAATAATGTTTTTAGCACCAAGCTCTTTAAGTTTTAATGCACTGTGATAGAACGTACCACCCCTGCTACAAATATCATCGACTATAAGGACAGTGCTATCTTTAATGCTTTCGACAGAGCCAGCGACTTTAAGCCCTCTTATCTGTCCGGTACTCCAGTCCCTATCCTTAATACCAAAAGCGTATGGTCTGGGTATCATACCAGAGTATCGTTTCATTGCACCCTCGTCAGGATAAAACATCATCAGCTGCGTTATGCCGTTTTCATTCGTATACTTACCACTGCGGGTTATGTCATCGATAACATTCTCGATATAATTCTTCGGAGATTCAACAGATATTTTCTCAATCAATGCTTCAGACACTGATGAATGAGGGTCAAGCACACTGACCTTATCAAACCCAAGAGAATTGATTACCCCTGCAAAATATTTCAAAGTGAACACATCTTCGATTTTCTTAACTCTGTCCTGTCTGGCGTTGGGTACATATGGCATATACAGTTCTATTCTTTTCACACCGTTGGAACGTAAGTGATTGGTCAAGTATATCAAAGCTACAAGTTCTTCGTTGCTCTCAAAGAACCAAGATATTAACGCGATATCATAAGACGGTGCCTCTTTAATTAAAAGAGTACCGTCGGGGAATTTATTTATCTCAACATCTTTGTTGTTTATTCTTATCATACAATCACTCTCCAATAATATTTATCTGACACATCTTCATTGTGGTTAATGCCGCCTCGTGTGATTCAATGGAAACGCCCGCACAACAAGAAGCGTCTACCGCAATATCAATTTCAGGAAAATGAGCTTTAAGAAGCATCGCATTTGATACCACGCAGATGTCCGTACATAATCCTATAATCTCAATGTAGTCGTACCCCAAAGGACGAATGATTTCCGGAAGAGCCGTACTGCCGAATGTATATTTGTTAAGTGTTGCCATATGGTGAGGGTGTTTGCAAAGTTCTTTAAAGACTTTTTCGTTAATTTTATGTCCGTTGGTGCCTTCAACACAGTGGGCAACCGGCAAATATTTTCCCTCTCTTGTAGAAAGATAATCATCACCGTGCGTGTCCTGTGTGCAGAGAACATCTCCGTCCCAACTTTGGATTTTACTAATAACATTAGGCACAATCGCCTGTGCTTCGGAAGTTCCGAGAGCTCCGTCCACAAAATCATTTTGCATATCAACAACGATTAAAAGTTTTTTCATTTACATCAACCTCCGTTATATTCATACAATGTCACATCGCAATCAGCAAAGACTTCCTCAATCATTTTAGATACGACCGACCAGTCGCCGCCACCTCGATGACACCCCATAAGATATGGGATTGCAATACTTTCGTTTTTATTATTATAACGCACCGTCTCAAAACCTTTTCTCAGTGCATCGTAATCAGTATAACAATTACCGTCATAACCGAATTTCTCCTGTGCAAAGATATTGATAATGATTGTGTTTTCATTTGCCCACACAGGCTGTGCAATACCAAGTAAATTCTTCGGTTCGTCCTGACTGCACAATTCTTTATACGCTTCATATACAGCAGGATATTTTTCTCTAACCTGTTTTGCAACCCCGCTACCCATTACACCCTGACAGTTAACCTGATGTAGAATTACATCGGCTCCGCTTTGAAAGATATCTCCTTTAATATGTTTAATCACTGTAATCATCCTCTTCTAATAAATTATCAATTTCAGCATCGTATAAAATATAACACAATGCTCTTAATACTTCTGGGCATTCCATCTTATCAATGCCATTATCATTAAGGCATCGTAGTGCATTTTTTATTTTTGTTCTCTCTTGCACCTTCTGTTTGCTTGCCAAAAGTTCACTACGTATTTCATCATACATTTTATGTAATTTAGGATTAACCCACTGCATCCATTCTTTACGTTTATCCGCAAACATAAACTCTCTTAACATAGTGCCAGATACAGGGAGTTCAGCTCTGTTTATAATCAACTCGGTAGTGTTCTTCAGGTCAGACTTGTCAAACCAAGCACTTCGACTTTCATCGTTGCCATAAATCATAACCTCTGGATTTTTATGAATATACCTATCCGCATTGTCTAACAAATATCTACCCCATTCAGGACGAATATCATTTTCATTCGTTAAGTCTGCCAATCCGTAAATCATAATATTATCATTGTCTCCGTAGACTGCTTTAATCATTTTGGTTCTGGTGTTTATATTCAGAGGATTTCTTTCTGTGCCACATTCCTGTGAACTGCCAACAAAAATCAACAACCTATCACATAACATCAGCCCTGTTTCAACAAGTTTCTCGTGACCTTTATGAAATGTCTGAAACCTGCCACATATAAGTCCCACATCATAAGGTTTCATGCTGAACACTCCTTTGTTATTTACTATAGTTAATGCAATGCTCTTACACTCGATGGAGCTGCCGGTGAGACTTGAACTCACAACCTACTGATTACAAGTCAGTTGCACTACCGCTTATGCTACGACAGCATAGGTGAACTTGAGGTCGTTCAACCGCACATTCTTTTACAACATACATCTTTAGCCGGCTGATGTATGTCTCTGACCCAAAAGTATTTGCTATAAACGGCATCGTGGCGGAGAGTATAGGACTCGAACCTATGCCTCGAAAAGACGAGGAACGGGTTAGCAACCCGCTGCAGTACCAACTATGCTTAACTCTCCGTATAATAGCCGGGATGGAAACCCGGCTATAAGAAAGGAGATAAAAATGTAAAAGTGAGGTTTTCCGTACTTCCGCAGATTTCCATACCTTGTCATTACCGTATTCCCTTAAAAGCTATACAGGGACAACGACCTCACAAACACTCTGCTCTATAGCGGTTTAGTTCTGAACACCGCAAAACATTCTGGTGACTTTATTTTACCTTGTTGCACCAGCCCTCAAGGGTACCTCGGAGTATAGCATCCTACTTGGGCAGAAAGGAAATAATTATGTACGAGAGGGTGGGAATCGAACCCACGACCAGCAAGGAACTCTGCAAAGCTACTCTCGCCACTCTGTGCTTACCTCTCGGGATATAAAGCGGGTAATACTTCTAATCGGTTTATTTGGACATAGCCCGTTAGGGAACCGCAAGTTCTCGAACCAAACCCGCTTTATGGAAGCTTCCCCCGTAGGGAGGCTTACCAACCCGTCTGCAAACTCGCCGCTTTTCTTTCTCCTTAAAAAGCTGCTAAAAAAGGTTATCCGTGAAAACTTTATTTAGAGTGTCACCTCAAGGAGTGTAGGACGGATAACAGACATTCTCTCCTGACTGGTCTGAGTAACAGGCTTTGAACCTGCGACCTCGTGCTCCCAAAACACGCGCTCTGCCAACTGAGCTATACCCAGATATGAACCTCTCCTGAAATTGCCAACCTTACGGTTGTGTGCGAGCCTCACACATAGGGCGGCACTATCCCTGCAGTTTCTTTCCCGTATGTTTTTAATGCACAACATACAAATAACCGGGGCTCCTGAAGAGAGGGTTTTATACGACCGTGCATAGTCGTATAGTGGCTGCCGAGGCAAGGTTCGAACTTGCATTACACAGAGTCAAAGTCTGTTGTCTGTACCATTTCGACTACTCGGCAATATGGGTGGGAAGAGGTGGACTCGAACCACCGAAGCCCAAAGTGACCATTCGTGCACTAAGCCCAAGGGCGGAGATTTTCAGTCCCCTGCTTTAGCCGCTTGCATATCTTCCCGTGTGAATGGTGCTCAAGTCAACTCAAAAGCTGACAAGTTGGGTAAATCAAATAGATGTTTTATCTATTTGAACCTATGGCATATACCTAAGCACCATCATTTGGAGCACATAGGATTTAATGTCTCCACATCTGTACGCGAGCTCCAAACGCTAACTGAGTGAGAGCGAGCGTATACCAAAGCGTCGCTCTTCGTTTAAATAAAATGGATGTGTTTTCTAAAGTTTTAACGCTGTTAAACTTTTGAAAACTCATGTATTTTGTTTAAACAGACTCGTGCCCTCAGCACGAGTCGAAAGAAAGAGCGTAGCTACCCTTGCGTTACTTCCGCTTACAGCAAGAAGTGATTAGCTTGAATATGTATCGTCTTCGTTACCAAACTGCGACTAACCAAGTAATCAATACCCATGTGGAAAACCAAAGGCTGTTTCCTCTTTCAGTGGTTACTATTATTCCTTCTATGGTGAAGTTTATCTCGCCACCTTATCCTTACTGGACATTCAACTATCATGTAAAGATAGCACCCATATCAATAACCCAACCCTGTCGGGTGTGGATTATTTTTAGATTATTAACCGATTACGCAAGCGGGGGCGACGCCGAGACTGTTGATGGCACTGCTGGTGTTCAAGAGACCTGTCGGAATGACGTAACGAACAGTGTTACCGTAGCCGGAAGGAGGAGGACGCAACCAATACCAAAGCGTATTGTTCCCATTTATTCGTATCTTCGTCCTCGACTTGTTCGTCGAGTACAAGGGAAAGTGCTTGTCTCCAGCATCTATCTCTTCGGCGTAGTCTGCAAACATTTCGGTCTGCGATGGTAACCAAAGCTTATCCTCTGATGAGTACTCGGTGTCTCCTATCTTCTGAGTTATAGTTCTCGGAATAATTATTGACTGAAAATCATCAGGAAGAAGTTCATAAAATTTGTCGTTTAGGTAACTTCGCATCTTACATTTGCTCCACCCGCCAGTGTCGCCATAAACATTTCTTTCATTCATCTCTCTGTCTTGAGGCAGACAATTTTTTGCCACAAGAACAACTGTATTCGGTGCGTATATATCAATACCCGCTACTTCCATTTCAAAATCGGTATCGTCTTTAAGCTTGAAGGAAATGACGTCTCCAACATTAAAGAGTCTGTATGAACCCCCGGCTCTTACAAGGTCTACAATATCCTGCCACGAACTTCTATCCTGTGTATGACGAACGATAGACACTGTTGGGTTTAAGACTTCCTCGAGGAACTGATATTCAAAAGCGGTATTACAATTTGGGCAACAAACTCTCATCAAGTCATCTCCTTTCCTCGGTAATTGCAAAACTCATAACGAAACTATCAAATCTTTTATCTTCTTCCTGAGCTTCTTTTTCTTGTATATCTTCAATCTTTTCGAGCTTATTATTGCAAGAAGTAAACAAATCTGTAAACGAAATACTCTCGGGTTCTACTGGCTCCAAATCCTCTTCTTCTTCATAATCGTTATCAGGGTAGACATCTTCTTCTTCATAATCGTTATCAAGGTAGACATCTTCTTCGTCTTCGTACTCCTCGTCCCAATAACCGCCGTCATCCATCCAGTCAATTACTTCTTGCTTCCTGTCTTCAAATAAATCATTATCGGCTCCAAACCAATCTCCATAGTCATCCCTATAGTAGTAGTCATACCCAGTTGGTATCTCTTCTAATATATCATGCAACTCCTGCCAAGTGTTATTTCTTGCCCATTCAACGAGGTCGTTGGTGTCAATATCTTCATCTCTACTATCCTCTGAATATATGTCCTCACAAATGTCGCAATCTTCATCATAACAGAAACTAAGTAACTCTGACCAAGTTGTAATATCATCAATAAAATCTTGTCTACGCATTATTTTCACCTCTTATTTCTGAAAATAAACAACCACAATCAACATAGTATAAAACCAGCGAGTTCTTGGCGGAATGAAGGAACTACAGGTCTGCTTCAGGTTCGAATTTTATTACGAAATGCGTTGTGGGACAACATCCTTTGAAGAACCGTCAGCTCGACGCTGATTGGGATTTGGTCGCCCGAAGATGGGCATCCAGAGGCATCTCAGGATGGTGTCTTCCTTTTCACCCCTCAAATTGAAACTCTTGCTAACAGCGAAGAGTGTACTTCATAAGAAATACAATAGCATTGTGGTTGCTAACATACTTTTATTTAAGTTCTTAGGTCTTCTTTAATAAGTTGAACAATATCAACATCAAATTTCTGCCCGATATGCTCGATAATTTTGTCGATTGTTTCGCCCTCTACCATTCGATAGTAATTACGGAAGCCTTCCATCTGCTGAATATCTGACTTGTCCCACCTCTGACCGTGTAGCCTGTCCATTACATATGACGAAAGCATAGCTTGGAACTGTCTTTTCTTTTTATACCCGACAGTTATCTTGTTATCCTTATTCAACATTACACCAAGATTCCAATTTGAACCTGCAGACGACCCGTATCTTGTTTTTTCAGATTTAATCGTAAATGGTGCGTCAAATTCCGCGAGTGTATCAACGAGTAACTGTTCGACATCTTTAAACTTAAAGTTATACTTTGAAGAAATAAGGAAGTCGTCCGCATATCTTGTGTATACAAAACTCTGCCCATTAAAATTTCTTAATGTATTGGATAACTTATGGTCAACAGGAATCATCATAATATTAGTAATCGTTGGCGATATTGGTGTGCCTTGTGGCAACACTTCTCTTAATGAACACAACGACAAAGCTTTTTCAAGTTCTGCCTTCCCTGATTGATATTTAACAACCTCTGAAAACGGGAAAATCATTGAAAACATTTTCATTATGAAATCAACGGTCGTACTCCCAAAAAAGTTTGATAAGTCATATTTACCAAACCACTTACTCTCATTGGCTTGATGTCTTTTCAACGCATCCAGCGTGCTCCGGTTCTTAACATAAGCAAACGCTGATGTGTGATACAAAGCGCCAAACATTTCTTCAAAAATTGCTTTAAGCTGATATAACGCACCCTTAAGTTCCTCTTTGGGTGCGTCAATCCTGCGGTGTGCGTCTGTAAGAATTTTTCTGAAAAGTTTTTCGTCCATTGTAAAGCCATTATCCACAAGCACCTTTGTGCAATATTTAATCACTTCATTGGTAATTTCCTCGTCGTTCTCGGTTGGATGCTCGACCAACATTTCTCTTGCCTTGCTTGCGATATCTTTAAGTACAGCAGACGAGTCGCACTCAACATATTGCTTTTGCGACGCAAAGATTTTCTTAAATACATATGGCATACCCTTGCCCTTCTTTGCGATATAAAAAGTGTTATAAAGAGTTTCCCTTTGACGTTCACGAATGTCTGCTGTAAGTTCGTTATATTTTACCAATGCACTAATTAACCCCGGAACATCAGTTTTGTCCATAAGTTTGTCATTCGGGTAATTCGTCACATATGTTCTTGTGTTTGTAAGATTATGATTTATAATGCGAGGCTTGCTTTCTGTTTCAAACAGAAACTCTTCGAGTGTCATTTGGTGATAATGAGGCGGTTGTTTTACCGTGATATATATCATAAAAATCATCTCCAATCGATTAAATAACTGTAATCTGCATAGAACTTAGGATTAGGAGGAGTCTAAAGAGCTCTTAAGGAATTGCGTTTGTTTGACTATTTAGCTGTAAGGTACACCTGATGTTTATTTCTCTTGTATCGTTGTGCCGCAAGCTGTTTAGGACTTGACACTGTGGCTAATTTATGTTATTCGCTGTCGCAGTGCGATAAGCTCTTAGTTCATTTCGAGCCCGCTGCATCTCTTCCGGCTGGTTCCTCTTTCTCAAAATGTCACTTCCACTAACAGTAAGAAGTTATCTCAAAGAGATAAATAACATTACAGTTTATTTTTTAAATTTAAAATGCGTCCAAGATATAGTTGAACGCATCCGCCAATATTAACTTTTTAATCGGTTTGCCGTTCCAAAAATTCATAAAATTTGAAACACCATATGCACAGATAATGCGCACTGTTGGGCAAACAGATAATGTTACATTGCAAGCCGACACAGGAGTTTCTTCTTTAGCTTCGTCGTGAGAAAAGTTCATTGAATTTAATAAATCCTGCTTCATTTTATAGTCACTCCAGTCTGCTGCGTAATGCTGTGCATCCTCAAGTCTTGTCCTGAAATCAAATACCGCTTTGACATACGGACTATCCATATGCTTTTCCACAATTTTTCTGCGAAGCTCAATGCTGTCAACGCAAAGGAATATATATCCTGACATAAGTTTGCCCTGCCATCCTTCGGGTTTGAGCTCCACCTTGTTTACAACATCAGGATTTATTTCCTGAAGTATATCAAGGAGAGCTTCGACTTTCGGCTTGCCAATGTCTTGCTGCCTAAACATTTGATTTGCAAGATTGTGCGGTTCAACCTTGTCAAAATCCCACAATGTCATATTTGTAACTCCGCATCTTGCAAGGTTTTCTGCCACCGTTGAGCCAACAGAACCACATCCTACGATATGAATTCTTGCATCATGTTTTTCCGGCTGAAAAAACTCATAGCTTTTTGACAAATCAATCATTAAAATTCATTCCTTTCTGCTTAATACCCATAGTATCCAAATGGGTCTGTTGGGTCGTATCCACATTCCTCAAACAAAGTCAGCTGGTCGTCCGGTTCTTCACAAGCATTATTGAACAAATAATTTTTATGTTTTTTCTTCTTACCTTTTCGCTTCCCAGATTTAGAAATGTTATGGCTCGCTGTGGTATTGTTCTTTTTTTCAGACTCTTTTTTCTCGGGTTCTTTTTTAACAAAACTTGACGCCGTAGCCGGAGGATAGTATGTGTTATTCTGGTATTGGTAGGTAGTGATTCTGTCTTTCACCTGTTCTTTTGCACTCTTTATAAAAGAATCTATACCATACCCATCATCCAGAACCTCCACATCTATATCTGTTGTTTCAAACAAGATGTTTTTTGCAAGGTCATAAATCTTTATATTGCTGTCGCCGCGCTTATTCCAAATCATAAATATATAAAACAGATTGTCGGTAAGCTGGTCAAGAATTGCTTCCTGATGTGTTAGGTCAACTGAAGATGGTGTAACCCCCATGTTCACATGAGAATGTCCCTGCATTCTGATATCAAAGAATCTTTCATCTTCAATGTTTTCCTCAATCCACTTTGCGTATTCCTCGGTGTCCATTTCAACCGAAGCTCCTGATACTTTCTGGGGGTAAACAAGAATATCCTTAATAATATATTCATCTTTTTCAGGGTCTTCTCCACGAAACGCTACGCCGTGCCAAGCAACTTCTTTGTCGAACTCTCTGATGAGAGCCTGCATTTTCATCCATGCCTGCTCTGTAAAGAAAATCTTTGCTTTTCTGGATACCGTTCCAATGGTTTTATTGAAACTGATTTTGCCGTCAGCCCACTTAGAAGATGTTAAATCCTTTTCAAATTCAGTCATACATTCCCGTATATGGTCTGGCGTAAGTTTAATAATTTTACTCATTTTCACCACTCTCCTGTTCTTCAAGCCAAGCGACAGCCCCCTTCGGGTCTACTATCTTGCCGTCCGGCAGTTCAATACACCTATTGTTATAATTGCAACCAACATGGTAAACTGCTTTAGAAAACAAGGTCATAACAGGACTATCCCCGAAATTCAAGCTTTTTGCAGAAGCGATACACTGTTCAATAGCTGTAATATAATCTCGTTTTGTCAAAAGTTCGTTAATTGCCCGGTGGTAATTTCCAAGACAATGGTATCCGTCAATGTGTGGATTTGGCATACAGTCACGAAAATTATGGTCGAAGCAGAAACCCTGTCTCGCATTAACACTTCCATTTAAGTTAAATTCATATGCTGCACATACCCGAATTTTCAAAATCTGGTCTATGAAAATTGCTCTCATTAACTTTTCAATAGAATCTTCTGGGATATATTCATTACACTTTCGACCTTCTGGGACATACAGATAGCTATGTCTATTTTTAATGGCTGACAAAGCCATTTCTTCATCAAAATATTCGATATATGTTTTTACTCCAAACGCCATTCTGTTATCAGATACACTCAAAAGTACAAGCCGGTCATTACACAAAAAGTACTCCATAATTTCAGAGTCTTCTGAAGAATTAGCTACCTTGGTTTCAAGACCTAATAGTTTAATTTCAAGGTCATTTTTTGTATGAATCTGGTCTCCTATTTGCCGATTAAGAGAATCAATATTGCTTCGTATTCTGTCAAGTTGGCTTCTGACGTTATCGCACTCAATTCTTTCGTATTTTGTTTCAAATCCCGATAACATCTGACGTATTCTTGCGGTGCGAAAATCGTATTGCGAAGCAATTCTTGCAATAACATCTTCGTATTTTGCAGATGTTTTTTCTCTCAATGAGCTAATGAGTTCCATCTCAATTTCACTAACGCCCTTTTCCGGGTCAAAGTACCACGGGAGGAAAGCAAATATAGAGCATTGCAAATAGTGCATTTTGCGCATATCCATATTGTCAACGAATATTGCAACAGATTTTTTCTCGGGATTTATAAAGCACATTGTTAAAAACTGTCGCTGATAAAACTCTGTAACTTTTTCAAGTCTATGCCAACCTTTATATACTTTGCAGAAAGAACTTTTCATAAGTTCCAGACACGCATAATTGTTGTCCTGAGCAGAGTTATTAAAACTGTGTATGTATATACTACCAACATCATTTTGGTTAAAATATTCACAAATAGCCTTAACTACTGCCGAAGTTGAACCGCTGGAAACATCTGACGCAGAATATTCAGTCCTGTTAAATCTAACAGACAGGACATCATTTTCATTCATTCTTGGAGCCACCAGCGCCCTTAGTGTCGATATAAAACTTATATCATTATTATAAGGGTCTCCGTAAATATTTTGAAAGAAGCTGTTCGCGGTGTCATTTACCAAAGCGTTGGTCGTTATAGCCGTTTTGAACATACTGAGCACCTCTCTTTATTATTAAACATATGGTGGGGAATACCGGACTCGAACCGGTACGGTGTCAAACCAACGGATTTTAAGTCCGCAGCGTCTGCCGATTCCGCCAATTCCCCAGATGTGTCCTGCCAATACAGGCAGGACTCTCCCGCGGGCTGTTATGTATTTAGGCGTTGTCTGCCTTAACCACATTCAACAGGAAACACTTTTCGTTGATACCGAAATCTGCGAAAGTCTTGTCGAGGTCTCCGGGGTTAAGAGAAGAACCATCAAGGTGCATTACACCTCTGGTGTAATCAATTTCGTTTTCCTCAAGAACCTGACGAAGTGTCTTTGTGGGTTCTACGATATCCGACTTACGTTCAACATTATTACCTACGATAACTTTAATCATATTGCATACTCCTTCAACTTAAATATTTTTTGGATTTAGCAACCGAGATTGGTTGCAATAAAAAAGCAACCGTTTTCGGTTGCAGCAATTTTAAAGGGGCGGAAACCCGCCCCACATCGGTTACGCCGTTAGTTCTTAGGCAACTGTAATAGTTTCCATAACGGCAGCCTTTTCATCAGCAATCTGCTCGAGGACTTCCGGGAGAGTTTCCTCAAGTTTACTAAGGTTGATGATTGCCGAACCAAGCACATCAGCCACCTGCTCTTTGATGTCGCCATCTCCCGCAGAAAGACCGAATGTGATTGTTGCAAGCTTGGCATCATCGTGGCTCTCAGAGCCAAATGTTGCACCGTACTTGTTAATTTCGCCGACACCTCTCTTATTTGCAGAGATACAGAACAGCTTCTCTTTGTTGTCCTCTCCACCTTTAAGAACCAGTGCGTCCGGGCGATACTTTGCAATAGTGAGCAAATCCTCCAGCTTCATTGACGATGTTACTACTACTGCATCTCCTGCGATTACTACTTTTGCCATAAAATGACACGCTCCTTTAATTCTTATGTACTCCGTTAGCATTACCCGCCTACGCTTGTGTGTTAACCACACGGAAGCCGAGCCAAAGTAGGCATACCGCCGGAGAAAGGGATAGTCCGACGGCTTCTATATTAAAAGCGATACAATCGCTGGAGTTGGTTAGCTTTTATACAATGGGTTATCCTCATCTTCAAATACCATACTATCATAAGGATATTCTTCAAAGAACTCCTCGCCTGTTTCGGTATCTTCAAGAACCATAGGGCGGCGAACGGAGATTCCGTGTTTTCTGTACAGATATTCAAGAATATGGTCTTTCAAATCTTCACAGATTTCATCAGTTTCCGTTCCGAAAAACATTACCGCATCCTCTTCAAGTACTGTATCGAGAAGCAATGATATTGCTTCGTCAAGTTCCAGCTCTCTTTCAGAAATCATATCCTCTTGGTCAAGTCGGCTATCTTCAAGCACTTCATCATCTACAAAATTATTAGTTAGATAATCGTCATACAGCTTCTCGACCGTCTCTTTGCAATCACTCTCAGAAACCGCTCGCTCCTCATCATATTGGTAATTATCTGCCGTTACTACAAAACAAGGAAGCCCGTTTTCAGCCGACAGTGAAATTTCTACGCCGAACTCCTCATTCTCTGCGATAATGTGTTCCGTTTTTTGGAGTTCCTCTTTGTGTTTTTGGAAGTAGCCCCACACATCGCCTGCGCTGATTATAATTTTCTGCATTTCAGCACCTCTTTTCTAATATCAAACTCGGATTTTATACTGTTTCTTTCGGAGGACACACCATACCACATCTCCAGCTTGAAGATTCCTTAAAACGAATTGCTTTACCATCTTTGGTGATTTTATATGTCAAGGTAGGGCGTCTCCTTACAATTTTAGCCAATTCTTCAAACCTTGCGGAAGATTGTTGCTCTATCCATCTTCCAAAGCCCCAAGCATACCAAAAATATAGTTTAAACACTACTCTTTAAATCTCCCTTTCTACCGCACTTTTTAGACATTTACCCGCTGTAAATACCGGCAGTATTCTTGCCGGTATAGGGACAGCCTCATTAGTATGCGGATTTCTTCCAGTTCTTGCGGCTCTCTTTTTAGGTTCAAATGTTCCAAAGCCAGAGAACTGCACCTTGTCGCCTTTTGATAAAGCGAATGTAATATTAGCAAGCGTGGTTTCAATAATATCGGTTACAGCCTGCCGATTGTATCCTGTTTCTCTTGCCACCGTTGCAACCATATCTTCTTTAATCATTTTACAACTCTCCTCTCTGATGAGCTTCAACATCCCGCTGAGCCTCTTCCATATTATCCGCAGTGAACAAAAATTCACCATTAAAGTAAACCTCAATATATCCTTTTACTCTTTTGAAATCATACATAGATAAACCGCCTTTCGATTACAGCAAATCTTTTATTAGATTCTCAATGATGTTGTAACGCTCCGCGTTAAGTTGTTCAATTAAACATTCAAACGGGTCTGTCTGACCGCTTAAAACCATCTTCATAATCGTAGGACTGTAGCCACTTACAAGGGCTACACCGAGTTTGTTTTCTTTGATAGGAATGGTTTCTGTTCTGCTGTTGATATTCCAGAACACAAGTCTCGGAAGTTTATATCCATATTCAGAATATCTATCCGCAATCTCGTTGAAGAGTTTCTTCTGGATACCGCCATTTCCCCATCTACAACTGCTACCATAATGGGAAGTTGTGGCACATGAATCGAATTCCATATCGGACAGGATAAGGATATTCTGCGGCATATCTTCCTGAGTCATATTGTTTTTGATTGCAGTTGTTAATATTAAATCAAAAACAGCTTCGATATTTGTGTTTGCAACCTCGTTATATGATAAGGCAACACAAATTTTATCTCTTAATGAATTGCCTTTCCCTATATCAACAATTTTTGGATGCTCACTAAAGGTGATATATTTATTTCTAAACTCTCCGGAACTACGTTCAGCGAAGTAGATTGCCAATGCGTTAGCAACATCAAGACAAGAAACTGAAGTGTTTCCGATGTGAGATGTCATACTACCGGAACCATCTGCAACACAAATTGTGTTACCGGTACCCTTCACATAATCGGGAAGTGATTTCCATAATTCTTCGATAGCTGTATCCACTGGGTTAATACTATAATAGCCGTAACGACCGCCGGTATATTTATGAACGACATCATGAGGGAATAAAGTTCCGGCGTTAATCTTTGTTTCTCCCCTTGTTAAACTTTCTAAAAAGTTTCTGCGTCTTGTTTCATCATTTCTCAAAAACGCATTATTGTATACAAGATTTGCCCTTGATGGAACCGCGGCGTAGTCGATAGCACTCCATTCTTTTGCACTCATCTTGGTCTCAACAACATCAAGATATCTTCTGAGAGAAGAAAGCATTTTTCTGTACTGTCTTTCAGTAATCTTAAGACCCTTAATGACTTTTCTTGCACTTTCTTTTGTTTGTTTTGAAGATGCGTTTGCAGACGGAAGCCATTTCCCAATTAAAGATATAGATTTTCCATTTTTCATGTTATCCATATCAGTCTCGAGCTGGTTCTTGATAATGTCGATTACATCACTGTAAATATCTGTGTCAAGCAAGTTAAGAATATTATCCCATCTGCTATACTCCGGAATTAAAGGCAACACTCTGCGTACAACGTCAGGATTTTCTCCTGCAAGCCAGTTGATACACACTCTAAATAACCTGCGTTCTCCCATTCCGCCTCTTACATCAGAAGCAAAGAATAACCACTTGATTGCGAGCAGCTTATTTTCAAAGTACGCGGAAGCAAATCTTTTCTGGATGTCTGTTTCCGAGCAGTTTCTTAAAGAAGATACCGCAAAGTTTAGGTCAAGCAACTCTTTTCCTGTGGTACGATAACCAACTGCTCCGTTCTCTGTAATGGAAGTATTGAATTCTTCGCCTAATGTTTCGTTAAGTTTTTCCATAAAAGACATTATAAAATCCTCCTTTGATTTATAATAAATCCCAAGACGGCATTATGAATTATAGATTTACAGTCTATTTCAATAAAAATTGCTGTTGCCGTCTTGAGGATTTTTAATGTGGGGTTGGTGAGATTCGAACTCACGAAGTGTTGTATTATTTGTAATCACCTTATTGGAATGTCGCTGTGTGCGTTTAACTAAACACAAATTCAATATCCTTTAGCCACTTGGATACAACCCCATTTAATGATGACGGTAGGAATCGAACCTACTTCTTCGGCTGGGAATGCAAATAAAATTGCTGTTAGCACATAAGCTATATGCGTTTACGATATTCTACCATTTGAACTACGCCACCAAATTTAGTGAGGGCGGTGGGATTTGAACCCACGACCAACGGCTCCCAAAGCATTAAGAAGATTGCTGCAAGTGCAAAACTATGCACTTTTAATTCGTTGCTCTATCCAGCTGAGCTACACCCTCATATAGCAAGGCGGCAAATATAAAACAAGCATTTACATCCCAAATGTAACCTTTATAATATAATTATAAATTGCTGTTACCGCCTTAAAGTTTTTGTGGGGACGGCAGGAATTGAACCTGCGACCACGGCTTTAACAGAGCAAAAAGTATATTGCTGTTTGAGATTTTCACAAACCTCAATATTTACGTGCTCTAACCAACTGAGCTACATCCCCATAGAAAGATGGCTTTGGGAGATTAGGGAGTCGAACCCTAAGGCAAAAAGTTTTCTAAATCTTTTTATATTTATAAAGTTGCTGTATGTGGTCGCCATCCTATCCACATTTATCCCGCAACCGGCTCTCCCGTATATAAAGGCACCTCGAGTTGTTTCCAAGAGGTGCCTTGTTCTACTTAAAGTCGCTATGTATCAAACTCTGCTATCACGCTTTCGTCAAAGTTATTTTTATTAACAAATTGCCTGCGTCCGGTTTCACACCAACAAAACTTACTGTTTCTCATTTAGTGACCACATCGATTGCAAAGAATATATCGTCATACAGATAACATTCGCAGTCCCATTCAGGTAAGCAATCACAAACCTGACTTTCCTTAGTTGTTCCGTTATCCGTGTAGTATAGAATGTATTTATCGGTGGTGTTGGGGATATGCCCAATTTCCTCAGCAGTTAAAACCCACCATACAGTGTTGTCATCAGACCTAAATTGATAGTAAGTATCCTCAGCACCTTTGTAGTCTGCACATATCATATCGCCGTAGAATTTTCCCTCAACAGCACATAAAGGAATTTTCATTCCCTCTGATACATTGCCGTTTATGTCGTCGGTAAGAATATCCAGTGTCTTGATTGTCTCACCTTTGGAAAATTCAACGACTGCATAATCTCCCTCAATACGGTCAACAACAACCCGACCGTTCTCTACAGGCTCCGATGACGAGGGTATAATCATAAGAACCCCTATTATAATTGCCAATACCTTTGACATACCAAGCACCTCACTTTACAACAGTAACAACAAAACCTCTGACCATTTTGAGAATCCACGCCGGAGCGTAGAATAAGTTGGCAAAAATCATACCAGCTATACACTGCCCCTTAATGAACTCGTCAAACATTTCCTTTGCTGTGTGAGTGTTTGCTACAATAAGGTTAAAGGCGACATACGCCACTATGGTAATAACACCTAAAATCTGTAAAAACATAATCATTTCCCTTTCAAATATGAAGTTATTTTCGCTTTTAAGGCAAATTCCGTAACTCATTGTTGCACAACATGTTCTAAAAAACTTTAGAACCTTAAAAGTTCTATTAAGTTCTGCAAAACATTTGCGTGAAAACCGAACTTTCAAGAAATGCCTTGTCTGTACTCGGAGTGATGTCCTTGAAAATTCGGGTGGCTGCTTCACGCTTGACTACAACAAATCTTCCGGTCGGAAATACCCCATTCTGTATCTGAACAGATGTTACAGAATTTGGGGCAGTGGTTGCTTCCATAACCGTAAACCCAAGAGCCATATTCCTTTTGCACTCATCACACGGCTCATAGTCAATTACCATATGTCTTGGTGCCTCAATATCCTCGTGTTTTCTACCGTCGCCAATGCGACCCATTATGGCAATATCACCTCGTTCCTTACCACACCAGAAACAAATCGGCATAGTCGGGTTTAACCCATACTTCGGCGATACTCGAATCTCATTACTTGCCATATTCATACCTCGCTTTCCCAGTCATCATCATTATCAAGACCTATAAAGTCATTTACCCAAGCGTTAAAAGCCGGAATGTGTTTGCAAGCTAAATCAAACACCAGCTCTGCTATACCAAAAAGGAGAGCGAAGCCTCCCATAAAAACCATTAAACAACATATATCAAAAATCATATCCATAATCCGACACCTCACTATATAGTTGCGATAGAGGTATGCCCTGACCCCCATTTTACAGTAACCTTTAAGCTGCAAGGACAACCGATAATTGTAGTTCCGTCAGAGCAATTCGCATAATGTTTTCCCTTTTCCTCGTCGGTTGAAAACCTAACCGATACCCTTTGACCGGAACGCCGGATAAGAGCATTTACTTTCGCCTTAAAGCTTTCATAGCTCATAGATAAAACCTGCCTTTCGCATTTTGATTTTTGGATATCCGTAGACCGCCATTTTGGGCGGTTTCGCCTTGTATCCAACATAGGCTCATCAGTACGGTAAGTCAAAGGGATTGCCTCGCCGCAACCCCTTGATAAGTCAGTTACTCTGTAAATTCCCGGATTATTTCGCTTTCTTAAAATCCACATCATAAGGATTACCCGTTACGATATGGTTGCAGATTTCCGCAAGATAACCTCTGAAATACTTGTGATTTGCACAAGTTACAGTTAATGCCTTGCGGTTTTTACGGGAATACACAGACATCAAGTAGTTCACATCGTGCGATGTTGCCTTTACCTCATCGCCGAGCATAGCGGTGATGATAGTCTGTAAAGTTTTAAGAATATTCGTCTTACTTGTCGGAGTTTTGCCCATATCAATCTGTTTGGCAATCTCGCTCATAGCATAGCTGTCGTGTATTTCCTTTAACCTATCAGGCTTAACACCTAAATCAACCGCTTTCTGTGCGGTCAATAAGAAGTTGAGTTTTTCAGCTTTATACGCCCAGTCTTTGTCTGCACCAATACCGCCCTCAACTGCCTTATGGAGTTTGAGCAGGTCGATAGCCCTATCTTTGTCGATAATCTCACGAACCGGGATTTTTTCATCGCCCTTTTTGGTGTCTTTTGTGCCGATTGTGGCAAATGTAAGACGGGTAATAGCTTCAAGCATAGGATTTTCCGCCGCTTTGCACTCATCAAAACATTCTTCTCTCACGATAGAGGTATATTCATTTACGGCTTTTGTGATTTCCTCATCAGCCTTAAATGCTCCCTCATAGTTACCACTCTGGATAGCGTCATTATAGACTTTCACCTGTTCTTCCGCTTTTTCACGCAATTCTGCCTTTTTAGCGGTCAATTCTGCTTTCGTCATAACACTTTCTCCTCGTATAATAAATGTAGTAGTTTTTAGAGTTCCTCTCCAAGAACTATGATATAATTGTTTAGATGCTGTGGATTGGTTTCATTCTCCTACCGCTTGACGGTTTTGTAAAGGCTCCAGCCACAGCCTCTTTGCAGTTTGTTAATCAGTTAGATACCGCCAGACGGTTTATTTAGAACGAGGTTACAAGCGCATTGAGTCCCTGTGGGTCTAAACAGCGTCGTATTATTTATTTTTAGGAGGTATCCTTATGATTTTTATTGGTATTGATGCAGCAAAGGACAAGCATGATTGCTTTATTGTAAACTCTGATGGCGAGGTGTTGTATGATGTTTTCACCATTTCTAACACTCTCAACGGGTTTAATGACCTACTCCTTAAAATCCAATCTGTTTCCCCAGATTTGAGTAAAACAAAAGTAGGTCTTGAAGCCACAGGACACTACAGCTACAATCTGCTCGGATTTTTACTTGACAAAGGTCTCACCACCTATGTCATAAATCCTCTGCACACCAATCTCTACCGGAAAAGTCTGACACTTAGAAAAACTAAAACAGACAAGGTAGATGCTCGCATGATTGCTTCTATGCTAATGTCTTGCGTAGACCTCAAGCCCTACACAAGAACATTATATCATAATCAAGAGCTAAAGTCATTAACCAGATACAGATTTAATAAAGTTTCAGAACGAGCAAAACTGAAAACTTCTGTATCAAGACTTGTTAATATTCTCTTTCCCGAGCTTGAAAAACTCGTTCCAACACTTCATATGAAATCTGTCTATGCTTTGCTTTCAGAGTTCCCGTCAGCTCATCATATTGCAAAGGCTCATCTGACAAGGATTACAAATATTTTATATGAAGCCTCAAAAGGCAGGTACAACCGTGATACAGCCATTCGTTTTCGTGATGCTGCAAGAAACTCTATCGGTTCTGTTATGCTCGCAAAATCTCTTGAGCTTAAACATACAATCAAACTTATCGGTGAGCTTACAGCCGAGATTGACGAGATGGAAACTGAAATCAAGCATATCGTTGAGAGCTTAGGAACAACCGTTCTCACCATTCCTGGAATTAGTTATACAACCGCCGCAAGTATTCTTGCCGAAATTGGTGACTTCTCACATTTTGAAACTCCCGATAAAATTCTTGCCTTTGCGGGAATGTCGCCCTCTACATATCAATCGGGACGGCTTAATAACTGTTATGCTCATATGGAAAAGCGAGGTTCAAGATATTTGAGATTTGCTCTTTACAACGCTGCCAAGCATGTTTGTAATTGGGACAAGACTTTTTCTAATTATCTTGTTAAAAAGCGTTCTGAGGGCAAGCATTACAACGTTGCCATATCTCACGCCGCAAAGAAGTTAGTGCGATTAATTTTTGCTTTAGAAAAATCTCATCTGCCATACAATCCTGCCGCTTAGCTATGTTCAATATCTTTAATGTTTAAGGCATCTGATAGATGTCTATTTTGCCATACCAATTTTTACTGCAAAAAATTTCTAAACTTTTTCCGTTTTCCCCCTTGACTTTTTATAGTTAGTCTTTACAATAAATTTTGGTGATATTGTTTATCACTCAATTAAGCCCACCAACCATAAATAATAGCTGGTGGGCTTTATCAGTGATAAACTGATTATATTCAATAGACCGTATCAAACCGGGCATCTCATAACTACCGGGCTTAATACGGTCTTAATTTTCATACACTTTTCGCATTACTCAACTTATCATTACTTACACTTTATATGATACTCTCAAATCCTTGGATTATATCGCCCTCGGGCGGAGAATACCACCGGTATAAGCACTTCAAAATCTTTCGTGTATAGTCCTCTATGTTAACGCATTTGGAACTATATGCGACCTGATTTCACATCTAACTCGGTTTAACTCTGAGGGTTTTCACTATCCGAACCATAGGCTTATTTCCTATGCACTCAGCGACGCATTTGATAGCAAATGTACTCTACTGATATGCCCTCAGTAGTGGGTTGCAAGACTTTTGCCTTACACCTACAACCGCAAAGGGGGTGTGTACCTCTCTTGCCGTGTGGTGCGTGGCGGTTGTGTCGGTGTGCGGTCGGTGTTGCGTGCGTGCTTTCAGTCCAAAAAGAAAAGCCCGCCACAAAGGGCGGTCAATTATGCGGTCGGTGTTATTCTGTTATTGTTGCGTGTGTAGGTGTCAAGCCTATTGCCGTTGCTTTCGCTTGTAGTGCTTTTAATTGTGTTTTAACAGTTGAAAGGGATATGCCTAAATATGTTGCTATTGCTTTGTTGCCGTATCCGCTTTGCCGTAACTGTAAAAGGGTTGCTTGCTTTGCCGTTAAGTTCATTTTTTCAATTATGCGGTCGGTTGTGTCTACTGTTTCGGTGTCGGCGGTTATAGCCGTTATTTTTCCGTTGTAGTCCGTTGTTTCGTATGCAAGACCGCTATATTTCGGCAAGCGTCTATATATTGCCGTTTCGGTGTCGCTTTCGGTGTCGGTTGCTATGCTTTCAAGATATGTATATTTATTGCTTGCAATTTGCATTGTGCGGTTGCTTTCTATATCCCGCCTTATTGCTTTGTATACCTCTTGTATAGCGGTTGTTTGTGTGGTTTCGTACCCCCCTAAACTGTTTGCATCTTTGATATAAACTTTTCTTTTTAACCGTCTTACATTGTAGGGGGTTTCCATAAAGTCGGCGGTCAAGTCCGTTGCTTTTGCCGTTTCGGTCAATATGGTTGTTATAGCGGTGTGCATAAGGTCTATGCCGTCCCCGAAAGTATCAGCACAAAGGGCGGTCAATGCGTTGTGCAAGTCTTTGTCTTTGACAACGCTTTGCAAGTCCCCGTCTTGATTATATTCAAGGGCGGTCGCGTTGTTGCTTGCATATGCAAGGCGGTTGAGGTCGTGCAAGTCTTTTGCAAGTGATTGTCTTAACTGTCTTATTGTCTTTGCCGTGTCGGTTGTGCTTTTGCTTGTTTCGGTAACTGTTCCGCCTACATTACACAATTTTTTCAGTACCGAAAAGGTGCAAGCCGTTGCAAGTTCGGTCAATGCGTTTGTGTAGGCGGTTTCCGTGTCGGTGTTGCCGTTGCGGTTTCGTGTTGCGGTTTCGTATGTTCGCAATAGTGTTGTAAAAGCGTTGTTTGTCGCTTTTGCGTTGGTTGTGGTTGTTTTAGCGTTTTTCATTGTGTTTCCCTTTCTACCCTTTGTATTGTGGTTGTTTTAACCGATTAGACCGGGTCAATCTTTTTTTATCGGTCAAGCTAATTTTAACACAATACTTTTAATTTGTCAATACTAAAATTGAAAATAATTGAAAAAAGATATTTTCGGACTATACCGCAAAGGGGGTGTGTCTTTTCAAAGTCCACTTTTCACACTTGCGGACTTTCAAAGGGTGGGCGGTGGTTATGGTATTTTTAAGGGGTGCAGATTTTCCGCACGGTAGAAGTCGGTTCATCTCCCACACCCACTTTCACTCTTTTGACAAACCTCTCAAACCCCATTGATTTCAAGGCATTTCCTGTGTTTATACAACAGTAACCACCTGTTGTTTCTGATGCAACTTTTTAATTAAATATCCAAAAGAATAAAACAAAATTCCTTAACAACTGGACACATAAATAATTAAAAATTTTCTGAATTATTTTCTCAAAAACCTTGACTTTCATATATGTTTTTGGTATAATATTAGTGTAAAGATAATTAAATAATCTGCAAAGCAAATGCTTTTTATTTTTGTTTTCTCTTGCTAATTAAATAATTTGCTTTTTGGATAATTTAGTTGCCTGTTCACAATCGCGAGTAGGAACACCAACAATAGTATCGTTCCTACGAGTCGTCAAGTACCACACGTTCCTATTGTACAATGATTGGAGTTCTGTAGTCTTTTAAGGCTCTGCTTGTAATCCGTTGTGCTGCAAATGTTTTTTGAAAACTTTAGAACCTTAAAAGTTCTAAATGGTACTAAAAAAGTTCTAAACGAAAGGATTGTTTGTATGTTAAAGAAACTCGAATACACAAGAATGAATAACAATGTGATAGATATATCTGCCCTCCGTCGCAACGACCGTATGCTCAAGGCTGGGCTCATTGCCCCGGCGAACGAGGTCACCTACTGCGAGCTGGCACCGGAGCACGCAGCTGACCCGATTAAGAGTCTGGACGATATCAGCCGCATCTCCGAGTACCTCATCGCCAAGGGCAGGTACAGAGATAATATGCTGTTCATTGTCGGCATCAACTTTGGACTTCGTGTAAGCGACCTAAGAATGCTGAGATTCTCCAATCTGATAAATGATAACTTTATGTTCAAGGACAGCTTTCCTGTGTTTGAAAAGAAAACTCGTAATACACGGACTCGCAAAAAGAACAGATATATCACAATCAACACTGCTGTTATTGAAGCGGTAACATTATATCTGGAGAACACACCCAATGTTCGGCTGAGCGATTATATGTTCCGAAGCGTATCCAATAACGGATACAATGTGAATGAACCTCTTAGCATTAAATCCATCGACCGTATCCTTAAGGGTATAGCAAAAGATTTGAACATTGCCGCAAAGATATCTACGCACTCTCTCCGCAAGACATTTGGATATCATCAGATGGTAATGTCAAACAACGACAACAGAAAGCTACTGCTTCTCCAAAAGATTTTCAATCATTCATCGCCTGCTCAGACTTTGGACTATATAGGCATTACAGGCGAGGAAATTGAAGAGGCATATAAGAAACTTAATCTTGGCAGCACTAACCATAACTATCTCGTAGATAGCAGTATCGTAGAGTTCGACGCTATGGTAGGTTAATATAAACTTCACTTTTGAAAGGGGTGATAAAATGATTGTTAAAGTTTGTGATGCAATTATGGGAACCGGCAAATCCCAAAGCGCCATCACCTATATGAACGAGCACAAGGATGATAAGTTCATATATATAACACCATATCTTGAGGAAGCCAACAGAATTAAGAAAGGCTGTTCTTCGTTACGATTTGTTGAACCTCAAGTATTAGCACAGTACAATCTCCGAAAGACCGAACACGCTGCAGCCCTCATTCGTGAAGGGCGAAACATTACAACGACACACCAAGCCTTTAAGGGGTACACACCGGAAACCCTTGAAGATATTAAGAGTCAAGGCTACACCTTAATAATCGACGAGAATGTCGATGTCCTCGAAACATTCGACTTTCACGTTGATGACCTGCAGATTGCCGTTGACGCCGGATACATTAAAGAGGACAACGGCATATATACGGTAACTAACACCGAATATAAAGGCAAGGCTCTGCGAGATATGTTCCGACTGCTAAAAACAAGAGAACTTGTTCGCATTGAAGATGATGACTCCAACTCATTATTCTACTGGGCTCTGCCGCCGGAGTTGATTACCTCGTTTAAGAATGTTTTTATTCTGACTTATCTTTTCAAAGGTCAGAGCCTCCATCACTTTCTGGAGATATACAATATACCATATGAGTATATTGGAATCGAAAAGACAGACGAGGCGGCAACAGGTTTTAGATTTGCAGAGTATCCCGGATACACGCCTGAGTACGTATCGCATTTGGGAGATATGCTCCATGTAATAGAAAGCGGAAGGATTAACGACATCGGAGACGACTACTTCGCACTGTCTATGAACTGGTTTAAGAAAAGCGACGAAGAAGAAACAGACCGGCTCAGGCGAAATGTTGCAAACTGTTTCAAAAATATTTGGAGCGACATTCCGGCAGATGAGAGACTATGGGCAACATACAACAAAGAAAAAGCACATATGCAAGGCAAAGGCTACACAAAGTCATTCTTGACATTTAATGCTAAAGCTACAAACGCATACAGAAACAGGACACATCTTGTTTATATGGTAAATGTGTTTATGAATGTCAACGACAAGAAGTTCTATCAGAAACACGGTATTGAGGTTGACGAGGATTTATTTGCACTCTCAATTATGGTTCAGTGGATTTGGCGAAGTGCTATCCGTGACGGAGAGGAAGTTTATTTATACATACCAAGCAGTCGAATGAGAAATATACTCATTAACTGGATAAATAATGTAAGCAAAGGAGGGAATATCATTGAGTAAGAAATATTGTTCTAATTGCTATTACTGCGAACAATGCGGCTGCTTAGAAGTTTGTGATGACTATGTGCCGCTTACAGAAGAAGCGATTGATGAAGAGGTTAATGATATGATTAAGAATGACCGAATAGCATTTCACGCTGAATGGTTTGAATACATAGAATATTGCAACTGATAATTTTTTGCAATATCAAGCTAATTAAAAAATTTACAAAGAAATGAGGTGACCTCCATAAGTAAACAGTTGGTATGCCAAAAATATATTTATAAAATACATAGCAGCAGGCTTAGAAAAGAAAAGTGGAAACTTGTTTTACCGATTGATGAAGCAAGGAGAAATGATGAAGTAATCTCCCTTGCTGACAGCCAAGTACTTCGTTGGATTGACGAACTGAATGGTATTACGAATGGAGACGAGCAAGCTCGTAATTTAAAAGACGAAATCAAAAGGTTGCGTAAGGAACCAAACAGTATTCAAAACAAAAGAAGTATTAAGAATCTTTATAAGAAACTTGATGAACTTCAATATAAGCCAGACTATATGTGTTTGATTATTGACAAAAAGCAAGACTATTACAGAGCCTGTAGAGGGTTTACTATTAACGGTATCAGATACAAAAGACTACTCGGTACGAACGGCGGTATCAAGAATAGCACCATCGTGTTCGTAAGCGAACGGTATGCCGACGAGCTTAAACGGAGAATAGACAACGGTCGTAACCCTGACAAAGAACTTGTCCCCGCAAAGCTCGAAGCTTATAAGGCTTTAACCTGCAGCGCATCAACGCCTGTGTCTATGCCAAAAGGAATTCTTGTGGTCGATGACTGCAATACAGAGTTTCTATCGGATATTATCTACCTTACCGACGAGGGCGACGGAGAACCGTTAATGGAGACACGAAAATCACAAAAGATTGAAATGGATGCCTCAGACGGATACGGCATAATGTTGCCGTCACTTGCTGAGAGATGGAGTCAGGAACTCGAACTTGATTATATGGTAAGCGGTGTTAATACAAGATTTTCTTTTGAGAAAGGAATGGTATTCACATTTGACTTTCTTGAATTCGCGGGACGTGTAGCACACAACTACATAGTTAAAGATGCTTGGGGTAATGATGTTGACATTAGTAAGGTCGAACTTATACTTACCACATCTATGGTTAAACTCTGGGATTCGTATGAAAGCTGCGACGATTACATATCCAAGTCCACCGCTAACGGGTATACTTTCGGTATTGCAAAGACCTGTCCTAAAACTCTGGAGAGCGAACGTAATCTTAACTATCAGTTCATTCAGAGTTATGATTTGAGTGACGAGGATATTGACGAACTGATAACTCCCACTATGAACGAAATTAAAGATGTTTTAGGCGGCGACTGGCGGAAGACTATTCTGTTCCTCAAAGGCGCCGGGCTAAATGAGAACAATATCGGTCGGGCTGAAGACGATTTCATTAAAGCATTGATGATTGATAGAAGAGTACTTGACGACCCGTTTGTTCAAAGTAGTATTTTTCAGTTAATCAAGAACCGAATCAACGAAGCTAAAGTCGGGGTGCTTAAAGTTCACGGCAATTATTCAATAGTATCCGGCGACCCCTATAGCTTATGTCAAAGTATTTTCGGATTAAAGGTTACCGGATTGCTGAAAGCTGGAGAAATCTATAATCAATACTGGGCAGACTGTGGTTCGGAAAAGCTGGCTTGTTACAGAGCGCCGATGACCTGCCACAACAACATCAGACTTGTAAAGCCTGTTGATAATGAAGATGTTCGCCATTGGTTTCAATATATGTCAACCTGTACGGTATTTAATTCTTGGGACACTGCCGCGAACGCGCTGAACGGATGTGACTTTGACGGAGACCTCGTTATGCTTACTGACAATAATGTACTTGTTAACAAGCTGATACCCCTACCTGCCTTGATGTGCGCACAAAGAAGGGCGACGAAAAAAGTACCGACCGAAGAAGATTTTGTTTATTCCAACATTGAGAGTTTCGGAAATGAAATCGGACAAACAACCAACTGGATAACATCTATGTTCGAGGTTCGTTCCCAGTTTCAAAAAGGTAGCAAAGAATATGAGACGTTAGACTACCGAATCAGATGTGGTCAACTCTATCAGCAAAACTCTATTGACAAAGCCAAAGGCATTGTATGTAAACCGATGCCGCGAACGTGGCACGACAGACACGCTGCAAATAAAATCGAAGACGAAACCGAGAGAGATTTTTATCGCAAAATTGTCGCTGACAAAAAGCCATACTTTATGAGATACATATACCCTGCTCTTATGAAGCAGTACAACACTTATATCAAGAACACAAACAAAAATGCGCTGCGTGAATTTCAGATGACAGTTGATGAGCTAATCAAATTGCCGGACAAAACAGACAGACAAAATGAGTTCTTGACATATTACAAACGCAGAATGCCGGTCGGTATTGGTAATTGCGTAATGAATACTATTTGCCGTAGGTTTGAAGCAGAGTTTGATGGATACATAGGCAAACACAATAGCGAAGTTAAATTCGATTATAGATTCATGAGAAACAATTCAGAGTATAGTTACTCGCAGTATAATTCAATTAAAAAACTATATGACGATTACAACCAGCGATTGAAAAGTTATATTGTGTTCGTTGGCAACGAACGAATTGACGAGTGTGACTCCAGTTCTGAAATCGCAATAATGAATAGCGAGTTCCGAAAGGAGTGCGACACAATTTGTCCAAACAGAGATATCTTATGCAACATCATATTGGATATCTGTTATACGAGAAGCTCCACCAAGAAATTTGCTTGGAGTATGTGCGGAGCTGATATTATACATAACTTATTATCACAAAATAATAATACGATTTCTTTCCCAACTCTTGATAAAAACGGAGACATCGAATATTGTTGCAACAGATTTTCTGTCATATCTAAGAAAGTTGAGGTGAAAGAATGAGTATTGTTTTAAACGAACACTACTATGCCGAACAGGCTATACAGACAAGGAGCCTCGGCAAGAAGCCATCAGAAACTTTGAGCCGAGTAGCTCGTTATTACATAGACAGCTTTGATAGTGCAAACAAAAAGACTATCAGAAGTAAGCTTGACCTATTCTTGTTGCAGTGCGATTCTACAGCATCGATACCCAAGTGGTCTAAGATGCTTGACTTCGCAACGGATTGGGCGTTCAAGCACGAGGCAATACAGATTGACTCTATCATCATCACAAAGCCCGAGATGGATAAGATTGATTCTCTGGACGGGAAACAAATCAGACGGCTTGCGTTTGTACTCTTATGTTTATCGAAGTATTGGAACATTGTCAACTCGCAGAACAATGACTGGGTAAACAGCAAAGATAATGAGATAATGGCATTCGCAAACATAAATACCTCTATCAGAAGACAGTGTGCTATGTATGCAGCTTTGAGGGACGCCGGCTTAATTCAGTTTTCAAAGAAAGTTGACAATACGAATGTGCGTGTTTGTTTTGCTGAGGACGGAGAAACTGCAATGACGATTACGGACTTGCGCAACTTGGGATACCAATATCTCAAGTATCACGGAGAACCATACTTCGAATGTACAAACTGTGGCATCACCGTTAAGATTGGCGAGCCCGCGAGGGGTCGTAAACAGAAGTACTGCAAAGAGTGTGCAGTTGAGATTAAAACGAAGCAGAATGTAAACGCAGTAATGCGTCACAGGAAGCACCAGTAAATTCTAAAAATGTTGGAAAAAATGTAGGGGTGTAATCGGTTGTCTTGCAATCCAATACACCCCGCGTGATGAGTTGCTTTATATGATAGATATTTATAAAAAATTTATTTGGTAAACAATGCTTTCCGTAATTTACGAACGACAATATATAAGGAAAGCAAATTTGAAGAAAAGGATTGAATACAACTTTATGATTTCTATTAACAAAATTGAGGCTAAGGCTATCAGAGAACATCTTCCGAACGTGCATATCGTTAGGACGATGAAACAAAAATCCAAACGCGGTCATTACTTCTGTGAAGAATCCAGACAAGCTGTCAGGTTTTTAGAGGACTTCAGAAACGGAGGATGCACCACGAAGAAAGCGGGTGGCAAAAATAGATATAGCAAGAAAGCCTAACGAATCAGCTCTTGCCTACCACAAAAGAATCGTGTATGGCAAGCTCGTCGATAAGACATTAGGTGATGTTGATTACACCGAACTGTCTGAACTGGCGTATGGTCAATCATATAGTTCAGATGTTGCTCGAAGAATGTTCTACGGCAGTAAACGAACTCTTGAACTTATCTCTGCCGAAGAAGCAAGCAAGATAGATGATGTTAACATTTTATCTGAACTTGACGAAAAAATGATAGAGCTTCGTAAGGAAAGACAAAAGTTTTATGACCAAAGAAACGCTTTCAATAAAATTGTTCGCGAACGGTCTCGCCAAGAGGAACTCAATGAAATTATCATTGATGCAATTCACAACGGAGAACTTCCAAGGCTGAACTATGAGAGAAACATAATTGAGCCAAGCAGTAATGATTTGCTTGTAAGTTTAAATGACTTGCACTATGGCGCAGTGCATTCTAACTATTGGAATGAGTACAACTCTGATATAGCCAAAGATATGATGGCTAACTATCTTGACAGAATAATCAATATTGCCGATACCCATAATAGTGAGAACTGTATCGTATGGGAAAATGGCGATGCGATAAGCGGAGCAATACATAGGTCAATTCAAATTACAAACAAAGAAAATGTAATCGAGCAAGTTATGGGAGCTTCAGAACTTATTGCAGAATTCATTGCAGAATTAAGTAAACACTTCAGAACAGTTAAATTTGTAAGCGTATCTGGCAACCATAGCAGAATAGACCCGAACAAAGATAATGCTCTCGTTGATGAAAGACTGGACGATTTAATCGAATGGTATATTGCAGCACGATTACAGAACATTGAAAATGTCAAGATTGGTGCGGGAGAAAAAATTGATTCCACGATGTACCTTATCGATATTCGAGGAAAGAACTACTGTGGCATCCACGGTGATTTCGATGGTTCTGCGTCTAAAGTTCAGTCATTACAAACAATGGTTGGCAGACCTGTTTATGCAGTCTTATCCGGGCATATGCACCATAACAAAGTTGATGAAGTCCAAGGAGTTAAAACGGTTATGGCTGGCTCGTTTCTTGGTATGGACGACTATTGCGTTCAGAAAAGAATATATGGTAAGCCGGAACAAATGGTATGTGTGTGTGATGAAAACGGTATAATATGTCACTACGATATTCCATTAACAAAATAAATACATAAATGCTAATACCCCGTCTGAAATATGACGGGGTGATTTATATTGCGGAGTAAAGCAGATGGTTAGCTTACCAGCCTCATAAGCTGGATGTCGCGGGTTCGAGTCCCGCCTCCGCACCCATTATTGCAGTACTTTCATACTTGCAGACCTATTTGGTGGCGTCGTCTAACGGTTAGGACATAGCACTTTCAATGCTATAATGATGAGTTCAACCCTCTCCGCCATCACCAATTATAAAATTAGGAGGTGACTTGCGATGGCAAGAAAAACAAAGATGAATTCTATTACATCACCCGAACTGCTTTCGCAGGTTAACAAGGACAATCAAGCCTTATTAAAAGACTTCCTTGATTATTTACGAGCAGTCCAAAGAAGCGAAACCACAATCAGAGGATATGAGAATGATATTCAGATTGCTTGGGTTTGGTGTTTGCGAAATAATGACAATAAGTTCTTCGTTGACTGGACGAAAAGAAATGTTCTTGCATATCAGAATTGGTTACTTAATAGTAACGAAAATAGTCCTGCACGAATCAGGAGACTCAAGGCGGCTCTCTCCTCTTTAAGTAATTATATTACGTCTGTTCTTGATGACGAATATCCTGCATTCAGAAATATCATTTCAAAGGTCGAAAATCCTGTCAACCAACCTGTAAGAGAAAAAACAATTTGGGAAGACGAAGAACTTGACGAATTACTCGAAACCCTTACTTTAAGGAAGGACTATGAAAAAGCTTGCTACCTTGCACTTGCTATGTATAGCGGACGCAGGAAATCAGAACTCTGTCGTTTTAGGGTGAGTGATTTCTCCGAGGACAATCTTGTCTGCGACGGTGCACTTTGGAAAAGCAGTCCTATTAAAACTAAAGGGCGCGGTGGTGGCAAATACATTCCTTGCTATACACTTGCGAAAAAGTTTAGACCATATTTAGAGAAATGGTTGGACTATAGAACTGAGCATAGCATTGATAGCGAGTGGTTATTCCCAAACAAAAGCAATCCACAGGAATGCGTGAAAATTACAACTATCAATAGTTGGTCTAATACATTCAGCAGAATTGCGGGCAAGCCTGCCTATATACATAGTCTGAGGCATTACTTCACGACCAGCTTAGCCAAAGCCGGTATTCCTGACGGCGTAATTCAAAGTATAGTTGCTTGGGAGTCAAGCGATATGGTTCGTCTATATACAGACCTTGATGCCGACGAACAGATTGGAATGTACTTTAAAGACGGAGACATATCTGTACCAGAAAAGAAATCATTGGCTGATATGTAATTGAAGCGAGTTAAAGGAGAGTTATATGAATAAAAAGGATTTAATCAGTAAAACCGCTGAGGTTTTGCGTAATAACAATACAAGAAAACCTGTATCCACACCTAAACAGGTATTCCATATATCAGACGACGAAGGAAACCAAAAAGACTTCGTAGTTAAGAAAACAGACAAGGCGGTGTTGTATACCACATCTGATGTCGCTGCCATACTTGATGCTTGTCTAAGCGTTGTTGAAGACGCTATCAAACACGGCGAGGATGTGTATGTACATGGGTTTGGCACTCTGAGTGTTCATCAAAGAGCTGCCAGAACTACCAAGCATCCGGAGACCGGCGAAATTGTAGCAGTGAAAGCCAGATATGTTCCCAAGTTTTCTTTTGGGAATAATCTTAGAATGGCTGCAAAGGTTTACGAACTTTCTCTTGATGACTTTAAAGACCTACCCCCTTTACACCGCAGATTTACCGAGGAGGATAACTAATGGCTCTTGAAGTAGAGTCTGCCAGAGCTGTATGCAGTAAGTGTGGTACTGACTATAGCCGACAAAAAGGATATTTCCCTGTGAGTTATGCGGCACTTCATAAAGGCGTGGGGCATACTCACATTTGCAGAGATTGCATTGATTCACTATACAACGGATATCTTGCACAGTGTAATAATGCAAAGGACGCAGTAAGACAAGTATGCCGCAAACTTGATTTATATTGGAGTGAAAAGGTGTACCGTCAGGTAGAAAAGAAAAATACAACTCGGTCTATGATGACACAGTATATGGCAAAAGTGAATTCTGTTACTTATGCAGGCAAAAGCTACGATGACACACTATCCGAGGAAGGAACACTGTGGAACTTCGGGCAAAACATTTTTGCTGAGCCTGATAAAACACCTGATGAATTACCAAACGAATCTACAGAAACTATCGGTAAAGAAGATGTTGAAATCCCCGAAGAAGTTATTGCCTTCTGGGGACCGGGTTACTCGTCCGAGATGTATGAAGCTCTTGAACAGCGTCGCTCGTATTGGATGTCAAAACTCCCTGAAACAGATATTGACATTGGAACAGAGGCTATCATCAGGCAAATATGTTCATTGGAGCTTGATATCAATAGAGACCGTGCAGCTGGGCGCACGGTAGACAAAAGCATTACTGCGTTGAATACGCTACTTGGCAGCGCAAGCCTTAAACCAACGCAAAAGAAAGATAATACAGACGCAGGCATTGATAACACTCCGTTTGGAGTGTGGATTCAACGGTGGGAAAATCAACGTCCCATACCGGAGCCAGACCCAGAACTTGAAGATGTTGATGGAATTATACGATATATAAGCATTTGGTATTTTGGTCATCTCTGTAAGATGCTTGGAATTAAAAATTCATACTGTAAGCTTTACGAAGACGAACTTGCCAAGATGCGGATTGAGCGTCCCGAATATGACGACGAGGACGACGAAACTATGTTCAATGATATCTTTGGTACAAATGAAGAAACCAGTGGTACCAAAGATAACAATGAGGACACTGAGGATATTTAATGTCACGCATAGCAAAAATTACAGAGGGTGCCGCACGATGGTGTGCTTACTATCGTGCTAACCCACACAGATTTGCTAAAGACTATCTACATCTAAACCTCCACCTCTTTCAAAAGATACTCATTATAATGATGAACTGGTCTTCGACTACCGCCTTTATCGGTAGCCGTGGTATCGGTAAGTCATACTTAAGCGCAGTCTTCTGTGTTATTCGTTGTATCCTATATCCCGGAACTAAAATATGTATTGCTTCCGGCACAAGAGGTCAGAGTATAAATGTTCTGGAAAAAATAATGCTTGAACTTAAGCCAGCCTCTCCAGAGTTGGCTGCGGAAATCGATGAAAAGCAAACCAAGATAAACGGTACAAACGCCCAGATTGTATTTAAGAATTCTTCCTACATAAAAGTTGTTACCGCATCCGACTCGGCTCGTGGTAACCGAGCAAACCTCTTGTTGTTGGATGAGTTCAGAATGATTGCAAAAGATGTCATCGATACAATTCTTCGTAAGTTTCTTACGCAAAAGAGAATGCCGAGATACGAAGAACTCACAAAAGAAGAACGTAAAAAGGAATACGCAAAAGAAAAGAATAAGACAATGTATTTGTCCTCCGCCTACTTTGTAGACCATTGGAGTTATTTAAAATGTACTGACACTTGTCAGTTTATGTTAAACGACACAAAGCACCAGTTTGTTTGCGGACTGCCCTACCAGCTGTCTATAGCCGAGGGACTGCTTGATGCAGAAACAGTCGCCGATGAAATGGCTGAAACTGATTTCAACGAAATTAAATTTCAGATGGAGTATGAAGCACTGTGGTATGGAAATACCGACGGCTCTTTCTTTGATTATAATTCTATCTCTAAAAACAGAAGAATTAAATATCCGATGTTACCAGATAAGCTTGCAGCTAAATTAAACAATTCTCAAAATGTGAGAATTCAGCCAAAGCAAAATGGCGAAATCAGAATTCTCTCTGCGGACATTGCGTTGATGTCAAGCAGAAAAAATAACAACGATGCTACGGCAATATTCTTAAATCAACTGCTTCCAACAAAGGCTGGAAGATACACAAGCAACATTGTATACGCAGATGCGTGTGAGGGTTTAAGAACAGATGACCAAGCACTACTTATCAGAAAGCTATTCGATGAGTATGCCTGCGACTATCTGGTACTGGATACAAGTGGTCTCGGTCTTGGCGTATACGATTGCCTTTCGAGAGACATTGTTGACCCTGAGACTGGGGAAATGTATCCTGCTATTTCCTGCTGCAACAATGCAGAGATGGCTGCGAGATGTGCGGTCATTGGTGCAGAGAAGGTTATTTGGGCTATCAAAGCCAGCGCACAATTCAATTCAGACTGTGCCTTTTTATTAAGAGAAGCTTTCCGAAGCGGGCGCATCCGATTGCTTGCTACTGAGTATGACGCAGAAGAGTCTTTAGGAGAATTACGTGGGTATAGTTCCTTATCCTCTGCAGAACGTATGCAACTACAGTTGCCATATATTCACACGACTTTACTCATTGACGAACTCACAAAACTTCAGCACGAGGAGTCTGCCGGAAAGGTTAAGATATTTGAGAAAACAGGGATGCGTAAAGACCGCTATTCCAGTTTGTCATACAACTATTATGTGGCTGTACAAATTGAAAGTAAAGTAAGCAAGAGGCAAAGTGTTAATGCCACCTCTTCCGACGCTTTTGTTATTAAGCCACCAAGTTATCACGGAAAGGCGGTGAAAAATATAAATGGCAAGAAACAAATCGCGAGCTGGTTATAATAAACAACCAAATAGAAACGCTCAACAGCAAAATCAAATACACAGTGATACCTCTAAACTACCCGAGGGAATGATTGGTATCTCAAGTAGGTTCGCTTTATTAAACCGCCTCATCACAAGAGACCTCAACAACAATGTCAATACCCCTACATTTTCGTTATACTCTAAGGATGACATAACAACTTACCTTTCAAATCCTTATAAATATGAGAAGCAGCTTAGAAAAGCAGTCATTTATATCAATGGCGCGTCTCCTCATTTTAGAAGGCTTATACAATACTTCGCCGGACTTTCGGATTTGTCGTATGTTGTATCACCATACCGGGTAGACCCTAAACACGTCAATGAAAAATCAGTAGCTCGTAACTATCGCAAAGTATTAAATGCAATGTCGGCTATGAATATTAAGACGCAGGGACCGAAGATATTGACGGTATGTTTGAGAGAAGATACATATTACGGAACTATGTGGGTAACAAACGACAGTATTACATTTCAACAACTGCCGAGTGATTATTGTGCTATCTCCACAATCGAAGGAAATGTTTTGAATGTAACATTCGATTTTTCATATTTCGATTCAAGAAAAACTTTGCTTGAGTATTATCCTGCGGAGTTCAAAACGAAATATGCAATATACGAAAAGAACAAGACCCAACGATGGATGGAATTAGATTCGCCAACCTCGTTTGCGGTTAAATGCACTGAGGATATTCTCGATTACTCTATCCCACCATTTGCAGGACTCTTAAGAGAAATATATGACATCGAAGATTATAAGCAGTTAAAGCTCACAAAGACGGCGTTGGAAAATTATGCGATGATAGTAATGGCTCTGCCAATGGCTGAAGACGGTAGTTGGAAAATGGATTTAGACAAGGCAAAAGAATTCTGGAGAAATCTTGATTCAGTTCTCCCGGAAGAAATCGGTTCTGTGCTATCTCCTATGGAAATTAAAAAGATTAGCTTTGAACGCTCAAACACAGGAGATACAGATACTATCGCAGATGCTGAACAAAATATGTTCACGGCAGCCGGCGTATCTTCTTTGTTATTTAATAACGAAAAAGCATCGGCTAACGCACTGTCACTTTCTATAAAAGCAGACCAAGCGGTTACATATGGTATCGTGAAGAGCATCGAAAATGTAATCAATAGATACATACAGTCTCAAGGATACGGGAAGAACTTCAAGGTGACATTCCTCGATGTGTCTCCCTATAACAGAAAAGAAGCTGGTGAAGCATATCTAAAAGCCTGTCAGTACGGTGTGCCGATGGTTTCGTATTACTGTGCATCACAAGGGCTGGGACAGGCTGAGATGGATTGTATGAACTTCTTGGAAAACAAAATTCTTGATGTTAAATCAACCTTTATTCCTCTTCAAAGTTCGTCTACACAGAGTTCTTCCAGTGCTGCCTCAGATAACGGCGGGAGTCCCGAAAAAGAAATTGATGAATTGTCAGACAGCGGCGAACAATCTCGTGAACAAGGTTCAGATTGGGGTTGATAATTTATGGAAAGAAAATTCATATATGTCTTCAGCAAGGAGTACAGAGATGTATTACTTGCAAATGAATATAAGCTTTTGAAAAGCGACACTAAAAACAATATCTATGTGTTTGAGAACAAGTCCGAAACGAAACTCTCATTTGAAAAAATAGACTACGCACTTTCGGATACTCTAACATTTTAACTCCGTATGAATGCTCATACGGGGTTTTTGATTTATGAGGAGGTTATTGATGAACAACAAAGTTTTAAACTTAACATTCGCATCATCTATAACCGATTTGTGTGAGGTTAATTCATCCTTTGATTCCGGCATACTGAGGATTGCTTATACAGGCGAGAACAGAAATGGCAGTGCTATTTCGAAAGATGTTTTCGAGAGATGTATGAAAACAATCTTCAACTGCCCGATTGTTTGTAACTACGACAGAGAGTCTGATACTCTTGGCGGACACGATATGGAAGTTGTGAGAGAAAAAGACGGTGCTCTTGTTCTTGTTAATATCACAACCCCCGTTGGTTGTATCCCTGAAAGTGCAAAGGTCTTTTGGGAGAATGTTACCGAAGATGACGGAACCGTACACGAATACTTATGCGCCGAAGCATTGCTTTGGAAAAGACAGGAAGCCTATCGCAAGATTAAAAAAGATGGTATCGTCGCTCACAGTATGGAAATTACCGTTAAAGACGGTGAAACCATTAACGGTGTATACCACATAAAAGATTTTGAATTCACGGCATTCGCTCTTATCGGAGTAGAACCCTGCTTTGAATCTTCGTCTCTCGAGATGTTCTCAAAGAGAGATTTCAAGGCACAGCTTTCTGAGATGATGCTTGAGCTAAAGGAAAGTTTTAATCTGGTCAATACCTCGAACAACGGGGTTGACAATACAAAATCACAAAATTACTCGATGGAAGGAGGAGAACAGGTATTGGATAAAAATGAGTTAATTGCAAAATACGGAATCAATGTTGAAACATTAGATTTCTCTATTGAAGACTTTACGGTCGAAGAACTTGAAGAAAAATTCAAAGCTATGCAGGCTGCTGAACCCGAAGGTAGCGAGCCCGAAGTAGCACCTACTGCTACTACAACCGCTGAGGGCAATGCCGACAACTTCGCTTTAATGAGCAATATTGTTGACGAAATCGTTCGCGTTATCGATGCAGTTAAAGTTCAAAGAGAATGGGGCGAGTGCAACAGATACTGGTTCGTTGATTGTGACTTAGAAGCAGGCGAGGTTTATGTCTGGGATACAAACGATTGGTTGCTTTACGGTTTCACTTACACGATGGACGGCGATACAGTGAATATTGATTTCGATAGCAAGGCGCGTAAGAAATACGTGATTGCTGACTTTGATGAAGGCGAGCAGGCTTCGCCATTCGCAACAGTGTTTGCTCAGATGGAACAGAGGATTCAGGACAATGCCGAGTGGGAAGCAAAATACCAGACTGCCTCCGGTACGATTGCTTCTATGACAACTGAACTTGACGAGCTTCGTAAGTTCAAGGCAGATACAGAAAGTATTGCTGCACAGAATGAACGCGATGAAGTGTTCGTACAGTTCGAGGATTTAGCAGGCGTTGAGGCATTTGAAACGCTTAGGGATAATTGTGCAGACTATGATGTCGAAACACTTGAAGAAAAGTGCTATGCCATCAGAGGCAGACAGGCAGCTATCTCTGGAAAATTTTCACTTGAACCCAAGGCTCCGAAGTTAAGGGTTGAACACGAACACACAGAAAATGCACCTTACGGTGGATTGTTCGAGAAGTATGGCTTCTCGGCTGAAAACTAATTATAAGGAGGATTCTATATTATGGCATACGGAATTGTAAGAACAGACAATATGTACGGCACTGACGTTAGAGCTGCCCTTGTTTCTATCAAGTATATGGGTACCGACGGCAGTACGCCTACTGCTATTGAGAACGGCAATGTATTAAAAGTTGGCGCACTTATTAGCGGCGAACGTGAGGTTTATGTCGGCGGTAAGGTAGCCGCTAACGACAAGGCAACAGATATCGTTCTCATTGCTTCTCCGGAAGTTATGTATGATGAACGCAAAAAGAACCTTGATGAATTTATCAACGAAGCTGGCAAGGCTTGCCGTGGATATCGTCTCCACAGCGGCGATATATTCTCGGTTACCAAGGATGCTCTGGCTGGTAAGGCGACACCCGCTGTCGGTGATGTCGTTGAATTAGCGGCTGGAACAAAACTTAATGTTGCCGCTACTGCAACAAGCGGTTCCACAACTATTGGTAGCGTTATCGATGTTAATGTGGTTGGCAGATATACATATTACGCTATCAAGGTTAACTAATTTAAAAAGGAGGATTACGCAATGAGCGAAATTAAAGATATTGTAAAAGTTGCCGTTGACGCTTACAGAGGCAATGTTGAAAAATATTCTGTTGGTCAGTCTCAGGACTTACTCAGACAGGCTCTCATCGAAGCAAATGGCGGAAGTACAGTTTTAGACTACAAGAAAATTCGTGATGGCAAGTGCGCCGGTCTCTTTACACTTCTGGAAGAAATCCTTAGCAGAACAGTTGTTGAGGGACTTCAGGGTGATGAATACTTTAACGCACTGGTTGATTTCAGAAATGTTGCTGAGGGCGACCAGAACATCTTCGTTGTTGAAGACAGTGAGCTTTTCGTTGTTTCCGAAGCAGCTGACGGTACTCAGGGTATCCGCAGACAGAGACTCGGCGGAGTAAGCGAAACCTCTATTCCTACATCTCTTAAGGTTGTAAGAATTTATGAAGAGCTTAACCGCGTACTCTCGGGTCGTGTTGACTTCAACACATTTATCAATAAGGTTGCTGAGTCTTTCAGACAGAAGCTCTTAAATGATGTTTACACCCTCTGGAGCGGTGCAACTGCCGAACAGCTCGGCGGTGTTACATACTTCCCCGTAGCTGGTGCTTATGACGAGGACGACCTTTTAGACCTTATCTCTCACGTTGAAGCGGCTGCTGGTGGCAAGACAGCTACTATCGTTGGTACAAAGAAAGCTATCAGAAACCTTAAGGCTTCTATCGAAAGTGATGGTGCTAAGGATGACCTGTACAATCTTGGTTACTACGGTAAGTTCTACGGAACTCCTGTAGTAGTAACACCTCAGAGACACAAGGTTGGTTCCACGGAGTTCGTTATGGACGACGATGTTATTACAATTATCGCCGGTGACGACAAACCTATCAAAGTTGTTTACGAAGGTAATCCTATCGTTCTGATGGGAGACCCGATGAGCAATGCCGACTTCACTCAGGAATATCTCTATGGTGAAAAGTACGGTATGGGTATCGTCCTTGCTGGTGGTAACGCTGGTATTGGTCGTTACGAAATGGCTTAATTAAACTAAATTGCGTGGGGCTTTAAGCCCCCGCAATTTTTTGAATGAAAGGAATGTACTACTATGGCTACAAAAAATACAACTAACAAATCTTCGGCACAGACAACAATTAAAGCAACAGAATCCAAAGAGACTCCCGTGGAAAGCAAACCACTGGTAGCAAAGGATATTGATATTCATCAATATGTCACGGTTCGTAATGGGTTTCAGGGGAAACTTGTTTATGTAAGCCCAAAGACCGGAGAACATTTTGTTTGGGACGGGTTCGGCACAGAACAGGAAATGGAGTTGCTTGAGCTTCGCAACGCTAAGAACTCGGCTAAAAAGTTTTTCCAGAATAACTGGTTTATGTTTGATGAGGACTGGATTGTCGATTACCTTGGTCTCAAACAGTTTTACAAACACGCAGTTAAGATTGAAGACTTTGACAAAATTTTCGAAATGTCTCCCGCTGAAATCAAGAGTACCGTCGCATCCCTTTCTGATGGACAGAAAAAGTCTGTTGCATATAGAGCAAAGATGTTAATCACCGAAGGTGAAATTGATTCCAATAAAGCAATCAACGCTCTCGAAGAAGCACTTGGAGTCGAACTTGTTGAAAGATAAGGAGGCTAAACATGAGTGTTCCTTATGACGTGTTCGCCGGAGCATTTCTGGCAAAAATTTCAGAATACAGTTTTCTTTCTCTCGCAGAAGAAGACAGAACCGAAATGGTTGACGGCTTTATGAAAAGAGCTCTGAGTGCTTTCCGTAAGAATTGTAAGTACGATTTGTTCACAACAGGAGATGACAATACAAGAACATTTTCAGTTGATATACCTGAGGCTGACCTAACTGAAATTTCCGATATCGTATCAGAGGGTATGGTTAGTCAATGGCTTAAGCCGTATGTTAACAAGCAGGAGAATCTTGAGAATGTTTTAAACACTAAAGACTTTTCTACATATTCACCTGCTGAATTATTATTGCGTGTGGGGAACGCATATGCAAAGGTACAGAAAGATTATACCAATATGATAAGAGAATATTCGTACAATCACGGTGACCTTTCGGACTTACACCTATGATGGTAGATACTACTCCGGGTGTACCTATTAACGCAGAGGTTCTTCATAATTATTTCAGACGTCTCGTAAATCATTTCTTTAAGATTCTCCCCATGCGAGAAAACAATGAAGAGTCTTTAGCAATTTATATGAAAAGTTTACAGGTTGAGTTACTTGGGTGTAGAGGTTTAATTACTGCTATACACGATGACTCAAATTATTTAACAATATTAGCAATCTTACAGTATTTGATTGAAAATCCAGACTGTAGTGTGTCAGAGGTTAAGCGCGAGGTATTTCGTGCTATTTCTATTTGCAACAAGCTTCAGTCAAAGTTTTTATCCGAGGAGGTGCCGCTATGAGTATTTGGGATTCTTATGAAAGCCGAATTACTGTAAGCGGTCGTTCCAAGCGTGAATCCGCATTGCGCAGAGAACTACATATGCTTTCTACCAAACTGCCGGACAGCTTATCATATCACTATGTGGAAATCGATAACACGCCGCAAGAAGTGGCTATTGTCAATTCGGATAATCTTAATGAAAAGTCAATCTACTCCACTTCGAGCAATGTCATTAAAGGTGGCAGTTTAGTAAAGTGGATGAATAATTTTTGGCTTGTAACTGAATGTGATGCCAATGCAGAAATATACACTAAAGCGAAGATGTTGCAATGTAACTATCTGCTCAAATGGATTGACACCGATGGGAAGATACATGAACAATGGTGTATTATTGAGGACGGTACAAAGTATTTGACTGGTGAATATGAAGATAGAAACTTTGTGGTCACTCGAGGCGATTCAAGAATTTCTATGACCATTGCAAAGAATGAGGATACTGTTAAGTTTGATAGAGAGTCAAGATTTTTAATTGATGACCCCGAGTCTCAAATAAAACTTTCATACTTACTTACCAAACCATTAAAGGTTGGTTGGGTGTATAACACAGAAGGTGTATATTCGTTTGTCCTTCAGGAAGTTGTTTCAACCGACGAGGATAATCACGAACTTGGAATTGCTAACTATTACAAGTACTTTCCTAAAGACACTTCTTCTACTCACCCCGACGGTGATGAAAGCATAATTGACCCCGGAAATAATATTGATGAAGACGGAAGGCAGGTGTGGTTGTAATGGCACTCGAGCAACTTGATGAATTATTTGATTATAAAAATCAGTTGATGGAAGATTTGCTTACCCATAAAGATATTGTTGCCCTTATTGACGACACTATTGAATTAAAAAACGCCAAGAGACTTGTGTATAGGCAGGTATTTCCGTATGAATATATCCCTCAAACAGTCGAAGAAGGTAAAACTTTTGTGTGCTGCGATGTGGATATTCAAAAAACCGTAAACCAAACATTTTTACTCCCTACATTATATGTATGGGTGTTTACACATAAGAGCAAATTGCGTTTGCCGGAGGGTGGTGTCCGGACAGACAAGCTTTGTTCTAAGATAGCTGGAACTATCAATGGTAGCAGAGAATATGGGCTTGGTGAGTTAGACCTATATTCTGTCAAAAGGTTTGCGCCAATGACAGACTTTCAAGGAAAGGTCATGACATTCACCGCAAAGGACTTTAACAGATTATACAATCCGAACAGACCTATTCCCTCAAACCGCAAGAAAGGTTAATGCGAAAGTATGGCAACAAGAAATCTTTTGTATAAACGGAGTTGCGCAATAAATGATTCCATAAAAATAGTAATCCCGACAGTTGGAGAAGTTATCGACTGCGAAGAGGATTACTACAATCTCGTTTCTGTTTTGACGGCTATGCCGATAGATATGATGGTTCAACTGGATGATGCTAATATAGATTTCACAAGCATTACAGACTATGATTTGTTTCTGCTAATGTTCCCCGGAATCAAAAAGCAGAATACAAAACTTATTTTTGATGATTTGGATTTAACCAAATTCAACCATACAATCAGTAAAGAAAACGGAAATATTATTCTCCGCGATGAGGATAGCGGGATTACAATCGACCGTGCTATTCACGGCAGAATTGCAGGAACATTGCGTATGATTCACCACCTTGAAAAGAACAGGCGTAAGCCTGCAAATCCAGAAGCAAAAGAGTTTATGCTCAAACGTGCGAGAGATAAAATGAGAAGGCGGAAAAACCGCACGGAGGATTCTCGCCTTGAGTCTCTTATAGTCGCAATGGTTAACGCCGAACAATACAAATATGATTTTGAGGGGACAAGAGAACTTTCAATTTATCAATTTAATGAGAGTGTTCGGCAGGTTATTAAGAAAGTCGATTATAACAATAGAATGTATGGTGTCTACACTGGCACTGTAAATGCAAAAGAGCTTAGCCAAGACGATTTGAATTGGCTTACTCATAAATAAATTTTTAAGGAGGAACAGCGTTTATGAATATCAATGATATCACAATTACCAGCCTTGAAGTCATTACAGCATTTGACATCGCAACTGGTAACTATAAGTTTACACTTGATGAGCTTCAGAGTGCGACAATCGCTCAGTCTCAGGAGCAAACAGAAATCACTGGTAAGCAGGGTCGCAAACTCGCAACTCTGAAGAAAAATAAATCCGTTACTATCAGTGGTACCAACGGTATGGTTTCCGGCGGATTGCTTGAACTTCAGACAGGTGGTACTTTTGAAAAGAAAACCACGGAAGTTCTTTGGACTGATTATCTTACTGTAAAGGATAATGCTGCTACAACTACATATGTTGCAACAGGTACAACCGGCAATGAAATTGATGCGGTTTATATCAAAAACTCGGATGGTACTCTTGGCAAAGTTCTTGAACAAGACTCTGCTGTTGCAGTAGGTAAGTTCACCTATTCGCCCACTACTAAAGCTTTAGCTTTCAATAAGGACGAAATTACAGCCGGCACCGAGATTGTAGTTTACTACAAGAGAAAGATTTCTGCTGATGTGCTTGAAAATATGAGTGACAACTATTCCGGGAAGTGCGCTCTCTATATTGATGCTCTTGCCGAGGATAAGTGCTCTAATGTTTATCGTATTCAGTTCTATATTCCTAAAGCTGATTTCAACGGTGAATTCAGTTTTGAAATGGGTGACAATCAGACTGTTCACGCTTTCGAAGCGGAAGCTCTTTCTGGCGCTTGCGGAGGTAATGCAGCTCTCTGGACATACACTATCTTTGGTGTAAACACAGCAGATGTAACTGAATAATTACGGAGGTATCTTATGGCAACTGCGATTAAAAAATGTCGTGTGTGCGGGAAATCTTATGAGGCTTGCCACACCATCAGAAATATCGCAGGTGTTTTCCGTTGGCAAGAAGTGGCTTGCTCTCCTGAATGCGGGAGCATCTACCTTGCTCGAATCGAAGAATCTCGCAAAGAAGTTAAACCCGCAGAGGTCAAAGATGAAAATGCAGTCGAAGAAACCAAGATTGCTGAACTCATAGAGGATGACGAAGAAGAGTTTAATAACGAGCTTGATGAATACTTCGATGATGCGGAATAAGACTGCGATAAAATAAGAATAACAAATAGGCTGCGCCCTTTGAGGTGTAGCCTATTTCTCGTTATGGAGTGATGGTATGCCCAAGACTAAAGAAATAATACTAACGATTGATAATAATACACTCGAGAGATATGAAGAGTATTACTTTTATATCCACCCTCGTGCTCACAAAAAACCAATCTCTCACCCATACCACGAAAGCATCAATGTTTGGATGATAATGAAACGTCCGATGATGAACGCACTCAAGCAAAAGTGGAAAGACTTCATCAAGTACTTCATTGAAGAACAAGGTTATACTAACCTACACATCGATAAATGTGAGATAAGTCAGATTGTTTATTACCCAAACAATCGTCGTCACGATACCGATAATAGTGTGCCTAAATTCATTCTTGATGGATTGGTGGAAAGCGGTATGGTTGTTGATGATGATTCTGAACATATAACAAAACTTACACTTGAGTGCAGGAATGATACTAAACACCCCCGCACAGAATTACATATTAAAGTTTTAGATTACGGTATCGATGAAAGATACCAACGGAGTTAAAGGAGGACTACTTTATGGATAATGTTAAGTCAAACAAAAAGGTTTCTATTACAACGCTCGAAAAGATTATGAAGGAAACATATATGCCTGCTAAGGTTGTCGAATGGAATGGCGTTGAAGTTACAATCAAACCCACATTGTCTTTCAAAGACGTGCTATCTTTTGTTGATAGCGTAGTTAAAAGTTGCTTTACTACAGATAACGGTTCGTATATACCAGAGGTTAAAGAGTTTGTAACTAAGTGCTGCATCTTAGAAATGTATGCAAACTTTGCTCTCCCTACAAATGTTGAGCGTAAGTATGATTTGGTGTATTGCACGGATGCGGTTAATATGGTTGTCGCAAATATTAACACTGCTCAACTTCAAGAAATTGTCGAGGCTATTGACACTAAGATTGATAATATCGCACAGGCAAATATCGAAGCGGTTAACAAACAGATGAACGAACTTTACTCTGCGTTTAACAATTTACAAGAACAAATGACAGGTATTTTTGCTGGCATCGGAACTGATGAAATCAGCAAGTTAATCGGTGCAATCGCAGGAGATAAATTTGATGAAACAAAGCTTGTTCAGGCTTATATCGACAAAAGAAATACCGATTCCACTAAAGAAAATGGTGAGGCGTAATGCCAACGATAAATATGGAATCTATTTTAGATAAAGCAAAGGCTTGTACGGCTTCTGCCAAATTTCAAAAACAGATTGAAGAAAAGACAGATGAAATAGTTTTAACCGGTGATGGCATAGCAAGAGCTGGCAAGGCAATCACTATAGGCGGAGCTTCAGCGGCTGCTGGCAAATTTATAGAGGTTCTACAAAATGAGATTAGAGACCTCGAGGCGAGCTCCGGTTTTGCCGATGGTAAGCTGGGTAACACAGCAGTCAGTGCTCTTGAGAACCTTGAACACGATTCGCCAACAAAGATTGGCAAAAATAAATATCTAATTGCCGTTTGGTTTTCTGGAAACTTACACAGAGATTCTCTCGCACCGGATGAATATGAAGGCGTGGACAATCTTGCTGCACTACTTAATAAAGGGTATACGGCGAAGCACCCTGTATATGGTGTCTGGCTGGGACACAGTGGTAATTTCACGATTTCCAGTTTGCCGCAGCGTTCTGGCGCACAGTTTATTCAAAATGCTATTAGGAACTATATGGCAAACTATGCAGCCGACTACGGTGTGATTGATATTAAAATTGACGATATCTATGAATGATATTTGTCACAAACATTATACAGTTTTCAAACATAGTTGGACTATGAAGGATTGGTATTAAGCCAATCCTTTTCTTTATAAAGGATGGTGAGAAAATAGATGGCTGATTTTTTACTGTCAGTAGGAGTTGATGTCGGTCTAAGCTACGACCAAATGCAAAAAGATATCAGTAATCTGGTATCTCAGCTTAATAACAATCCTCCAAAGATAAAAATTGGCGTAGATATAGATAATGCTTCTATCGAGGCATTTAAAAATCAGGTCGCCGAAATAAGTAAATCACTTAGTGGATTAGGTCATGTGACTACTACTTCTGCCACAGCGTCAAGTGCGTCCTCCGCTGCTGCAAGTATGGCAGACGTGGCAGCTAAAACAAGAGAAGCTGCGGCTGCGGCTCAAGCGGCGGGTAATGGTTATACAAATACCGCTGCGAAAGTAAATGTTTTAAGGGCTGGAACAACTGAATATTATACTGCCTTGAAACAAGTAAGCACATTACTAAACCAAGTTACACACAGTCAAGAAAGATGGACTATGGCAAAAACCGGTTCATCGAGTTCCGCATATAATGACTTAGCTTTGTATGCGGAAGATTTAAAAGCGTTAGAGCAGCAGCTTCGCAATGGTGCCATAACCGCAGATGATTTCAGATTACGAATGACACAAATCAGGTCTGGCGTATCTTCTGCAACAACAACCATTAAGAGTGCAGGAGAAGCTACTCAAACTTGGGGACAGAGAATAGGTACTCTGTCTGCTAAGTTTGGTACTTGGTTCAGTATCACCCGTGTTATTATGGCTGCTTATAGAGCAGTGCGGCAAATGGTAACCAATGTAATCGAACTTGACACGGCAATGACCGAACTAAAAAAGGTTACAGATGGAACTGATGCCACTTATGAAAGCTTTCTGGTAAGAGCTACATCCCGTGCAAAAGAGCTTGGTGCTGCTTTATCAGACACGGTAAATGCAACAGCGGACTTTGCAAGACTGGGGTATGGAATTGAAGATGCAGAGAAACTTGCAGATGCGGCTATTGTATACAAAAACGTCGGCGACGGT